TGGACTGGCTTCACCGGCCCGCCCGGCAATTCGGTGACAGGTCCAACAGGTAACCCCTCGACTGAAACCGGCCCTACCGGTCCGTCGGGCGCGAACGGCACTCCTGGTGTGACAGGACCGACAGGATCAACCGGCCCGAGCGGCGGCCCGACCGGGCCAACAGGTCCGACCGGCTTCACAGGCTACACCGGCCCAAGCGGCGGCCCGACCGGGCCAACAGGTCCGACCGGCTTCACAGGCTACACCGGCCCAAGCGGCGGCCCCACTGGCCCGACCGGGTACACTGGCTTCACTGGTGCGACCGGCGCGACCGGCGTCACCGGCTTCGGTGCCACAGGGCCAACGGGCTGGACTGGCTTCACCGGCCCGCCCGGCAATTCGGTGACAGGTCCAACAGGTAACCCCTCGACTGAAACCGGCCCTACCGGTCCGTCGGGCGCGAACGGCACTCCTGGTGTGACAGGACCGACAGGATCAACCGGCCCGAGCGGCGGCCCGACCGGGCCAACAGGTCCGACCGGCTTCACAGGCTACACCGGCCCAAGCGGCGGCCCCACTGGCCCGACCGGCTACACTGGTGCCGCCGGCATGACCGGCGTGACCGGCCCCACCGGCACGCTCGTCAACCGAGAGCTCGGGTTTTTCATCGGCGGCAAGCCCGCCGCCGCGGCGAACGTGTTTCGCTACAACGTCATCGCGATCTTCAAATGGAAAGCCTCCTTGCCGGGCTGCATCTTCACGGCGGCGACGGCTTCGACGGGGACCGCGACGTTTACGATCCTGCGCAACGGCGCCAGCATCGGCACGGTCACATTCACGTCCTCAGCGACCGGCGTTGCTACTTTCGCCTCGGATGTCTCGTTCGCAAACGGTGACGTCATCCTTATCACGGCGCCGGGTTCGCAAGACGCGACGCTGGCCGACATCTCCTTCAACTTCACTGGGCCTCTTCTGTAGGGATCGTCGATGGCGACTTTGGACTATATCGACACGCAAGCGAGCGGCAAGTTTAGCACGGCGACCAATGGAGCGGTGTCGATAACCACGGCTGGCGCAAACGAGGTGCTCGTTGTCTGTTTCTATGCCGAACAATCGAACGCGGGCGCGCCAAGCGGCATCTCGGTGTCGAGTGTTTCGGACACGGCGGGGCTGACGTGGGCCAAGCGAAAGGCGCTCCCGTGGCAGGGAAACGACTCACGGCGTAACGCTCTTGAAGTATGGTGGGCGTTGAAGCCGACCGCCGGGGCGACCACCATTACGGTTACAGCGAACGTCACCATTGACGACGCGTGCTTGGGCGTGGTGGCGCTCAAGAGTTTGTATAACCCAGCCTCACCTTGGGATACGGACGCATCCCTTCCTGGGTCCCAAGCCGTGTCAGGGAACGCGGCGCCGTCGGCAACGATAAGTACGCAGCAGATACCACTAGCTTTGGCGTTCGGTGGCGCCCGGCAAAACACGATGACATCAGGGCGTACTCCGACCGGGTTTACTTCGCTCCTCGCTATCGCAAACATAGGCGGAGTGTCCGTGGCGTTCGAGATCGTTTCGGCGAACGCATACGGATCTGCTCTTAGCTCCCAGGCTGTTGCGTTGGATTATTCTGGTGCCGTCGTCGCCAACGCCGGCCTCATTGTAGACGCGGCGGTGATCGCGTTAGCCCCGTCGAGCGCGACTACTGTGACCGCAGTGATGAATTGAGAGCGGCCCATGAACAACACCATTCATCGCCCAGCAGTTGATCGCACCATCGTTCGGCCGCCGGTGAACAACGCCATTATACGTCCAGCGAGGAAATGATGCTGCTTGCGCGCAAACAACACACGGCTGGCAACAAGACGCGGTACAAAGTCGAGTACCGCGACTGGCTTGACGACGGCCGCACGCTCAACCAGTCGACCGGCTTTAGCGCAACCGTGGTCGCGCCCGCTCCCGCAGATGTGACTGTCGATCAAGCCTCCGTCACTGCAGACGACCTTTTCTTCTGGGTGAGCGGCGGCTCGATAAACGAAGCCTTTAGCGTACAGGTTCAGGTAACGGACACGCTCGGTGAAATCGTGATCGACACGATCAACTTCACCGTTATTCCGCCATAACCTGGATGTCGCGCCATGCCGTTCCTCACCACCGCTATCAGCTACGCTACCAGCACCGCTGTTCTTTGTACGGCGTCTCTCGTCGCCGGAGTTCTGTTCAGCCAGAAGATCAAGGACTGGGTTTCCGGTACCTCAGCCGAATTTCGGTCGGCGATGGCGAACGTCGAGGCCAAGGCCAAGGCCGACGTTAAAGCCGCGGTGGCGGATGTCTTCTCGAAGATCGTTCCCGTTCCTCCGCCCGCTCCAACCCCAGCGCCGCCCGCTCAGGTCCAGGTCCCGTCCGTTACCGCCACGGTAACGCCAGTGCCCGCGCCGGCCGCACCCGCGCCGGAGGCGCCGCACGCTTAAGGAGGCGCCAATGTACGCCAACTACACGGCTTTCATTGACCGCCTGATCCACGACTACGAAGGCGGTTATGGGTGGAACAAGAAGGACACCGGCGGACCGACGAAGTACGGCATCACTTGCTACGACCTCGCCGAGTTTCGCCATGAGAAGATGACGTCGATGGCGGCGTGGGCGCCGATCGTGCGGGCTATGACGCTGGACGAAGCCGAGCAGATCTACCGTCTCAAGTACGCGTTGCCGCTCTACTTCGACGATTTGCCGTCTGGGGTCGATGTGGTCGGGCTCGATTACGGGGTCAACTCCGGGGTTGCGCGCCCCGTCCTGGTGTGGCGCCGCCTGCTTAACACGCCAGGCGGTAACAAGATGGACGCAGCGCTCGTCAAGGCGGTCGGGAAGGTCGACCCCTGGTGGCTGATCGACGAAACCTGCGCCGAGCGGCTCAAGTTCATGCGGTCGATCCGGAATGGCGAGGCGTGGAAGGAGTTCGGCCGCGGCTGGCAAAAGCGTGTGGAAGATCTTCGTAGTTACAGCAAACAGCTTGCCGCCGGAGGTACGCGGAAGCCGACTGCTGTGCCGCCGCCGCCCAATGTTATTCCCGGACTGCCGAAAGCTACGCACGCAGCGAAGTCCGCCAGCGCCCCGGCAGTGGGCGGCGTTGTCGCTGTCGGCACTGCGGGCTACGCCGCCGGCGCTCCGTGGTGGGGCATCGCCGCCGCGTGCGGCGCTGTCGTTGCTGCTGGAGTGGTTTACGAGCTGCTCCACGAGCGCGCCGCCGCTGCGGCGAACAAAGTGGTGCACATATGAAACAGACAGTTCGAGGTTGGTGGGCGAGGTTTCACGCGTCGTTTCGTTCGAGCGAAACGATCCTGTGGGCGCGCATGCAGTTTGTGTTCTTCGCGTTCTACACCGCCGCGCAACAGGTCGACATGACCGCATTCATCAGCGACCACCGTCTGCTGCAGTGCTACATCCTCGTGAACGGGTTCGTCGCCGAGCTCTTGCGGCGCCGGCGTGAAGACTGGCAACGAGGGCCTAAATGATCGCGGCCCTTCTCTCGCTCCTGCATCTGATCCCTGGCTTCACTGCGCTCGCGCAGTTCGTGGTCGGCAAGGTGTACGATAGCAAGGTGTCGATGTACCAGGCGCGCTGGGGCACGACCCGCGACGTTGCAGTCGCCGCAGTCCAAGCGGAGGTGGCAAGCAACCAGGCCAAAGTAGGCTGGATGCAGGCTGTTGCGTCGTCATGGGTGCTGTCGTTCGTCGTGGTTGGCTTTGCATTCCCATTCATCTTCTACCTCAACAAGGTGATCGTCTGGGACCTGTGTCTGGGGTGGGGCACGACACCGCCGTTGAAATATGCGCTGCTCACCGATTGGGGCGGCCTGATTATCGGCGGGATATTCATTACGTCGGGCGGCGTCGGCATCGCCCACGCCATCATCAACCGAAAGGACTGATCGTATGGGTAACACGAAGAAGTCGGGAAGTTTTCACGGCAAGAGCAACAAGCTAGGGCACGGCGGCCGCGCCGCGCAGCTTGCGTCGCAAGGTGTGCCGAAAGCTGTGATCGGCGAAATCGCGCGTTCCAAAGGCGCGGCCCCAGGCCAGAAGAACTACCACGGGCCCAAGAAGTGAGCCGCCGCCCTTCATCCCTACCATTCACACAAGGACGGTCCGAACGGGCCGACCACGGTGCCATACGCGGAGGTTCAGGTGGCCAACAGAAAGCGTACTCAGGAGAAGTCAATGCAACCGAACGACAACCAAGCGGAAGCGAGCCCGCAGAGCGCGGCTGACATCGACGAGCGGTTTAGCAAAGTGCTGGACCGACTCGAACCCCCGGCGAACGCGGCGCCAGCGGAAGCAGCGCGCGAAGAGTCTCGGGAAGACGAGAGCCTCGTCTCGGTCATGGCGCAAGGCCGCGAGCATCTCATGCAGCGGATGCGCGACCACGCCGCGCAAGCCGAAGCAAAGAAGAACGCCTACAAGCCGCCGCCGATGACAGATCGTCAGCGCGCAGCGCTTGAAGCCGAGCAGAACGCCGGCAAGAGGGCGCGCGAGCGCCATGAGGCCGAGCTCGCCAGCCGGCCGCCCCCGCCCGCGAGGGAGCCGTGGGATGGCAGCAATACGCCTGTCCACCGTCCTGGGGCAGCAGTGCCAGACCCGACGTCGCTGTCTCCGACAGGCTTCGTCGCCGGCTCCGGACGGCTCGATACCGAAGGCAAACACAAAGTGGTTATGCCTCAGTAGAGTTGCGAAGCGAGCGATAAATGGCCGAGCAGAGAGACGATAGCTTTCGGGTAGACAAATTCGGGGGGGCCCTGCCCGCCTGGGACCCCTACTTGCTGCCCGACGGGCAGGCTGCGACTTCCACTAACGGCTATCTATTCTCGGGCGGCCTCGAAGGCTGGCGTATCCCGAAGTTGCTGCGCAACACTACGCTCAGCAACCCCGGCTACATCTACCGGGTGCCGGACGAAAGCAGCGCGGCGGCGAACGCCTTTCTGCGTTTCGACGCGAGCCCGAATGAAGGCGATACGGTTACCGTCGGCGAGGAGACCTATACGTTTACCGCCACGGTAACCGCAGCTTATCAGGTAAAGATTGGTGGCTCCGCTGCCGCTACGGCCACCAATCTTTTCGCCGCGCTGACTTACGACAACGGCACCGGCGCCAACAAGGGCACCCTGTACGGCGTCGGCACGACCGCCAACCCGGCGATCGACCAGACGTCGCCGCAGACCAAGAATATCCTGCAGATCGACACCACGCCGCCGGCAATCACGGTGTACGCGCCGGATGTCGGCGCCGCTTACAACAACACGGCGGTGGGCGCGAACGCCGGCGGGCGTCTGAGCTGGGGCTTCAACGGCGCAGCTACGACCACCCTGCTGGGCGGCGAGAACGTCGAGATCGCGACCGACATCACCGGGGCGAGCACCTTCATGGAGTTCGTCGAGCCGAACACCGACGTGGTGCGGTCGCCGCTGGTCGACGACCAATACGCGCGGTTCTATATCGCCAGTGCCTCGGCCGCGCCGACGTACAACACGCGTACCCGCATTCAGGCGGGGGAGCCGGCCTGGCTGCTCGGCGTGCCGCCCCCCGGGTGCACCCCCGGGGTCGAAGTCAGCGGGGGCGGCAGCTCCGCACAGCTCGGTGTACCGACGTCGAACGCGCCAACGACGGTAGCCCCGGGGGCGAATAAGATATACCTCATGCCGGTCACGCCCGACGGCGCCATGATGCTCAATGACATCTCCGTTATGGCTGCTGTGTCTGGCCAGACCGGCAATCTGGTCGCTGTGCTTTACAGCGACGACAACGGGACGCCGCGCGATCTACTGAATGTCGGGGCGGCAGTTCAGTTTACGACAACCTCCGGCCAAGCGATCACGAGCGAGTTCGTGAACCCGACCGGGCTCTTGATGAACGTGCAGTATTGGATCGGCTTCGCATGCGATACGGCGTTCGATATTCACACCGCCGACAGCGGTACCGCGGGCGTGACATCAAACAATACTTACGCGAACGGACCGCCGAACGTTCTCACCAACCTCAGCGTTGGTGTCGCCAGCCTGCAGATGTGGGGCGATCTAACGACATCGAGCGTGCTCGAAGCACGGACATACGTTTACACCTACATCACTGAGTACGGTGAGGAGAGCGCCCCCTCACCGCCTACGACGGCGACTGGCTGGTCTAACGCCACATGGACGATCAGTCTATTCCAACCGCCGGCGGATCAGATCGGCGTCACCCGCAACATCACCAAGCTGCGGCTTTATCGCACGATCACGGCGCTGAGCGGCGGCACGACTTACTACCAGGTCACCGGTACAGACGGCGACGACTTGCCGGTTACGACTGCGGAATATCTCGACGTCATCAGCGACGACGTGGTTGTGAACAATAATCAGTTGCAGAGCCAGTTGTGGACGCCGCCGCCGGAGGATCTGCAGGGGCTTGTTGTGATGCCGAATGGCGTTCTCGCCGGCTGGCGCGCCAACGAGATCTGGTTCTGCGAGCCGTACCGCCCGCACGCGTGGCCCCCGTCCTACGTGCAGACGACGGAATATCCGATCGTCGGTCTTGGCGTCACCGGCAACTCCTTGGTCGCCGCGACGTCCGGCGCGCCATACGTCACGACTGGCGTTTTCCCGGGCGCGATGACCGCAATGAAAATCCAGAACAGCGAGCCATGCCATTCGCGCAAGAGCATCGTCGGCAACAATGATGGCGTCTATTACGCCTCGAAGAATGGCCTGATCTTGGTCACGCAGTACGGCCAGGTCAAGAACGTCACCGAGACGTGGATCACGCGGGAGAAGTGGCAGCAGCTCACGCCACAGAGCTCACTCGTCGCTGTACTCTTGAACTCGTGCTACTTCGCTTACCAAGTCGGGCCCAACGGGAACGAAGGCGGCCAAGGCGTCCGCGGCTTCACCGTTGAAATGAACGCATCCGATGCCGAGAGTTTCACCATTTGGCCGCAACCCGGCCGGCATCGACTCGGCTTTCAGCTTTTGAGCAACCCGTTGTCAGCCCCGCTTGCGATGGTTGCGGTTGACCCGTGGAGTGCTGTCGCCACCTTCATCGCGCGAAACGGGCTCTACTATCTGGATTTCACTGACGCAGCGCCGGCGCTGTCCGTCGTCGACTGGACGTCGAAGAAATACAAACAACGCACTCGAAAGAACTTCGAGGTTATGCGCTTCACATTTGAGGTACCGCCGAACACGCCAGCGTTGAACGCAACGCGTGCGGAGAACCCGATCACTGATCCGTTCTGGATCAATGGGCTACCCAACGACCGTTGGGGGTTCATCCTGGTCTACTCCGGGGGCCAACTGGTTACGGCGCGCGAGCTGCGCAAGACGAAGGAGCTGCTGCGCATCACCAGCGGCTTCAAGCACGAGACCTGGCAGTTCCGCATAATCACGCGGCTGCACATCTCAAGTTTTGAAGTCGGCACGACAGTGAAGGGGATGGCTAATGTCTAATGTTGTCGGTCCTGTCTGCCACATCCCGCCCCCATCTACGCCCGGCACCCCGCAGCCGTTCAACACACCCGGCATACCAGGGCCGGCCAGCGATCTGACTTCCGCCATCGCGTTAGTTAATGCGATGCGGCTCGCGCTCATGCAGCTATTGGATAAGACCAAACAGAACAACACCGATACCGGCGTCACGAATAACTTCATCACGCAAGAAGACAAAAGATCAGATTGGGTCGAGGTCAACCGCGTTGTGGAGAAGGTACGGGTCACAAACCCAACCGATAAATCGCAGTATGTCGATGTGGAGCGGATCAATAGCCTGACGATGCAGCACCGCGCCACGGGCCAGAAGTGGAATTGGCGGCGGAAGAGATGACGGCGTACAGCGAAGACTTTTTCGAGACGATCGTCGGCGTGAGCTGGGCATCGCTCGCATTGATTTTCGAGGGCGGTGGCAGCGGCAATGGAGACCCGGGAGCAGCGCCGGCGCGTATGTCGATCGAGTTTCCGGGTGTGGCTGGCGGCACTCCAGGGTTCACCCTGAATGAGGGGTTCGCGCCGTCCGGAAACCTGCGCTCCGCCCCCTTTTCGATCACCGATAGGATCATGTCGACCGGTGTCACAACCGGCGCCGGCTTGAATTTCTCCGGGTATGGCGCATACACGACAAAAACGCTAAGTAGTTTTCCTGCACCTTCCCTGGTCGCTGGGGTTGTGTTGCGACTGGGCGGCGAGTTCGCGAGCAAATTCCAGGCGAAAATCACGCTCGGCCCGTTCGCGGGCCTCCCCATCCAACCGGTACGTCTGGCGCTCGCATCCGGCGTCAGCCCCGGCAAGACCGCCGGGGGCCAAACATTTTCCCCTGGCTTTTCGGTGCCGTCTATCGCTCCGGCAGGGATAAATCTTCTCGCCGATTTTGCGTTTCAGGCGAGCTACGGCACGACGGTGACGTTCCTCGTCGACCCGCAGAACAAGTCGGTCTCTGTGGTCTGATTTGCGATTAACGCCCGCTTTAGGGGTCGCCCCGTAGGCCCGGAAGGACTTACTCGGGGAACACCCTAATGGCTTCATCCAGTTCCGGTTTTAGTTCGAGCAGTTCGTCGTCGACGCCTACCGTCGTCCGCACTCCGGAAAACGACATTCTCGACCAGGTGGCGCAGTACGCGCAGTCGCTCGCCTCCCAGATGCACGACTGGGCGAGCAGCACGTACTCGCAGACGTCTGCGATCACGAACGACGCAGTCAACAATTTCCTCGCCACGAGCCAGAAGATGACCGGCTTCGCCGGCGGTATGGCCGACCAATACAACAACCTTTTTGCTCCGGAGAACGCACAACTGATCGCCGATGCGAACAGTTATGCATCTCCATCGAGAATGAAGGCTGACATGGCTATGGCCGGCGCGACGCAGGCGCAGGCGGGCGACCAGGCAATCAAGAACAGCGAACAGAATTTGCTCGGCTATGGGATCGACCCGTCGTCCGGCCGCTACGCGGCGTTGGACAAAGCCGCTGCCGTACAGAACGCAGCGAACGTTGCCGGGGCCATGAACCAGCAGCGCATGGCCGACATCAACACCGGGCAGCAGTTGCGCGCCGAGGCCGTACAGGCGGGCTCGCTCCTGCCGGCCGCGATCTCGAACGCAGAGAACACTGCGACCCAGGCGAACGCCGGCGCCAGCAATGCGATCCTGGCGAACGCGAACACCGGCGCGAACTTGCAGCAGTTGCCGAACAAATACCTGCAGACCGCAATGAGTTTGAAACTGTCGCCGGTCTCGAACCAAACCCAAAGCTACGGCTCGTCCATGAACTCGTCGGAAAGCGACGGCGGGGGCGGTGGCGGAGGTGGCGGTTACCGCGGCGGTGGCGGTGGCGGTGGTGGCGGCGACTTGAACTCCGGCGGCGGTACGGCCTGGGGCATGGACCACGTCAACGACTACGCCAACGGGAGCATGGGCGATTACTCCGGCTATTTTGCGGAAGGCGGCTATGTGGACCCCGAAACCTCACCATCCGGCGGCGCCGCGACCGACGACGTCCCCGCGCATTTGAACGCCGGCGAGTTCGTCATCCCCCAGGACGTGGCGAGCTGGAAGGGCATGGAGTTCTTCCACAACCTGATCGCCAAGTCGCGCGCGGTGCGCAACCAAAGTCAGGCGCAATCCCCAGTGGGCCTGCAAGCCGCTCCCATGCAGCAAGCTGCTCCCACGCAGCAAGCAATACCGGAGGTATAGCGTATGGCGGGAAGTCTCATTGATCTGAGCAGCGCAAACGACGGCGGGGCCATCACCGACGCAGGCGCCGGCGCGATCCCTGACGGCGGTGAGAACACCGCGCCGGCCGCGCCCCCTCATGCCGACGCAGTGAACGCCGCGCTCAACACAGTGAAAAGCGCGCTGGACTATGGCCGGCAGAAATACGGGCTCACGCAGGGTAAGGGCCAAGATGAAGAGACGGCGAAGTTCACGCCGTACGAAGGCATGCGGCAGTCCGACAACATCGAAGACCGCCGCGGCGACACGGGCGCACCGACCACGGGCGACACAAGCAGGACCAAGTTCGACGACGTGGTCGACCGCGTCCGAGAGTTTGTCAACGGCTACAACCCAATGAGCCAGAGCTTGGGCATTGGCGACGTCGCTACGAAGGGCGCGATCCCTGACGAGCAAGAGGAGGCGCCGTAATGGCCGACGATTTTGAGGGCGCGATCCCCGACGACCAGGAGCAGGAACAGAGCGCCGCGCCGGAGAGTGGGCAGCCCGCTATTCCGGAGCCAGAGCAAGAGCAGCCTGCGACGCTAGGCGGCGACCGTCCGTGGTATGCGCAAGATAATGGCATGCTGCCGATCAACGCGGCGCGTAGCGGGGCCAGTGCTGTCGCCGGCGGCGCGAAGCGCATCCTGCATTATCTGATGGGGGCGGACAGCGCCGACCCGGCCGAGGCCGAGCGCGCCGCGCAGAACGTCAAGGCGCAGCATCCGAACATCAGCGACGACGAGGCCAACGTCCTTGCCGTGCATCAGGCCACCGAGATGGGTGGCCCCGCGGCCGGCTGGGCGATGATCCAGTACAACCGCTCCGCATACGACCGCAAACAGGCGTTCGCGAAGGCGGCGCTGAACGGCGTCGACGGCAAGGCCGGCGACCTCCAGGCCGCGGCGAACGCGGCGAGCCAGGCTTCGCAGAACATCCTCGACGGCTCGCAAGCGACGTTTACTGCCGACCCGGGGGGCAACGGCGTTACCGCGACGGTAAAAGCCCCGGGCTCGAACCAGACGGAGAATTACACCCTCACGCCCGAGCAGTTCGACAAATACCTCGACATCGGCGGCGCCGGCCAGTGGGACCACGTCATGTCGAACGGCGGCATCAGCGGCACGTTGCAGAAGATCGTGGGCACCACGAAGGAAGGCAAGCCGAGCAGCTCGCTGGTGGATCTGTCGGCGCCTGTCGGCGACACGACCAAGTTTGAGCCGGACGAGATCACCAAGCAGAACATGAAGCGCGACTTTGTGGATCTGTCGGGCGGCGACAACGACTACACCGATTGGAATAACCGCCTCAACGGCAAGAACCCGGATGGCTTCACGCTGGTGGGGCGCGGAGTTTCGTCATCGACGCGCGGGGTCGATGATGCCGACGTGAGAGGGCGCGCGATGTCGCTCTTTCCGTCCGTGTCGCAGAACGCTGCGCGCAACCAATATCTGGCCAGCGAAACCACCCGCGGCGACGAGCTGGATAACAAGCGCCAGATCGCCGAGGGACAGGAGCGCGCGCGCCTGGGCGTCGCAAGGGAAGCGGCCGGGGCGAGGGTTAAGAGCGCAGAGACCAGTGCCGGCGCCCGAGTTAAGTCCGCGCAAATCCGGTCGGAGGCGGAGACCAAGCGCCTGCAGGGGCAAACGAACCTCGCCCTGACCAAGATGATGCAGCAGACCCGGGACGGTCGCATGCGCGAGATGGGGCGCATGCTGCGCGCCAAATTGCTCGACCCCAACTTCGCCAATCTGCCGAGCGAGCAGCAGGACGCGATCGTCGGGCAGGTAGACAAGTTCACCACAGGGATAGCTGGCCCGGGGGGCCAAATCCCGCAGCCCGGCGGCACGGGCGCGCAACCGACGCAGAACGCACCGGCACAGGGAGGACATCAGGTCCCGCCGGCCAACGAACGTGTAGTTGGTCAGGTCTATCAGACGCCGAAAGGCCCGTTCAAATGGATGGGTAATGGCTGGCAGCGGGCGGAGTAGCCGCGATGGAAGATATGCTCTCCGACTCGGATGTCGGTCTGCTCGACGATAGCCAGGTCGGCATTGACGGTAACGGCGCCGCGCCCCCGCAAGGTGAACAATCCTTCATGTCCGACGAAGACGTGGGGCTACTCTCGGACGACGAGGTAGGCGTTGGGTCACGTCCTGCCCCCGAGGGTTTCCCCGCGCGCACCGCGCGCACCGTGGCGCACACGGCCGCCCCGGCGGCTGCTGGTTATTTTGGTGCTGCGACCGGCGCCGAGCTCGGGTCGGCATTCGGCCCGATCGGTACGATTGCCGGCGGTTTAGCCGGAGCGCTTGTTTCCAGTTACGCGACTTCGAAGGCGCAGCAGGCCGGGCTTGATGCGATCGGTATCGACGACAGCGAGCAGGTTGCCGCCAACCGCAACGCCCACCCCTATGAGACGTTCGCCACTGAGCTCGCCACCAACATGGCGGGTATGGGGCCCGCCGCGGGCGCGGGCAAACTGGTGCGCGGCGCCAGCGCGGCGCTGCAAGGCGGACTTGAAGCAGGCCAAGAATACGCGACCGAAGGCAAGGTGAGCCCGAGCAAGGTCCTCACTGCCGCCGCAGCCGGCGCGGTGCTCCCCGGTACCAACAGGCTCGGCGAAAAGTTCACGGGCCCAGGCCAGCGCATGGGGGCGAAGCTCGCCAAGCGCATCCCCGGGCGCCCCAACGCCAGCGCCAGCCCCGATGCCGAAGCGGCGCAGGACGAGGCGGCGAGCAGCCCGCCGCCCAACGTCGCCCGCGGCGTTGCATCCGAGAAACCCGCACCCGACGTCAAGGGCGATACCATCGGCAACCCGCAGTCGCGGCCCACGGTCGGCGACGCCGGAAGAAATCTCGCGAAGGGTGCCAAGCCCGCGTCCGAGGCGACCGACATGCTGACGCAGGGCGATTACTCGCCCGATGTTGCTGCTGCGCTCAACGCGTTCCGGAACGCCGGCAACCAGGATCTCGGCAATCCGAAAGTGGACATCGACGCATCGTTGAAAGAGGCGCCGATCCAGACGGGGTTTCCGCAGCAGGCGCCTTCCGAAGCCGCGCCTGTGTCAGAAAATCCTGTACAAATTTCGGACACTGCGCCGCCTACGCCGCCAAACCCGAACGCGGCAAAGCCGACACTCGGGCTCAAAAAGCCTGCGCCCGAAGCAGCCCCTGAAACGCCGCCCTCCCCCGAGGCACCGACGCTGTCTGATGCCGACGTTGGGCTCGCCCCTGCGCAGCCCGAGGCGGTTCACCCCGACGCACAGAAGGTAGCCGACGCCCGCGAGCATGTCGCGCAGCCGACGCCCGCGCAGGCCGAAGCCGGCAACTACGCCAAGGGCCATCCGGGCCGGCTGTTCGGCCGCGATGTCAGCATCGAAACCCCCAAAGGTGGCGTCCGCGAAGACACCAAGAGCACGCCGCCGAAGTGGCGCGTGGAGAACTTCCCCTACGATTACGGCGAGTTCCTAGGCACCAAAGGCGCCGACGGCGACCGCGTCGACGTGGGTGTGCTGGGCACCGGCGACCGGCATTTCGTCATCGACCAGAAGGACCCGGCAACTGGCAAGTTCGACGAGCACAAGGTCATGGCCTACGCCAAGGACCCGGTGGACGCGCTGGAGCATTATCACCGCGCCTTCAACGACGGCTCGGGCCCGGACCGCGTGCTCTCCATAAAGGAGGCCACCGCCGACGAGCTGAAAGACTGGCTCGCCAAGCCCGGCAAGAAGACCAAGCCATTCGACGAGGCAGCGACCGAGAGCGCCGGCCCGACCGAAGGCGAGAAGCCGTTGCCGAAGGTCGTTACCGCCGCGGTAAACAAGATGAAGGCGAACGGCATACCTGACGAGGCGATCGAGCACTTCATGGCGATGGAGCCGTCCAAGCGCCTGGGTGAGGCCAGCAAATACATCAACGGCACCGCCGCTGTACCCGCCCGCCCGGACCGCATCCGCACGGAGGCGCCGAAGGTCGAAGGTCTTACCGTCAGCGCCAAGGACAAGGCCAGCGCCGCGGGTAAGAGCAAGAACATCAAGGCGCTCGACGACGCCTTCGAGGCGACCAGCCCGGCGGAGGGTGAAGACAAAGCCGCCACGGTCGCACGCGCCAAGGACTTCCTTGAGCGCGCGAAGGCGGCGGACTTCACCATGAAGGGCGCCGCCAAGCCCTATCGCCCTTCTGCCGATAACCACGCCCCCACCGTGATGGAGCGCGAGGCGCGCAAGCTGCTACGCGCGAAGAACCCCAGCGACAAGGCGGTCGAAGCCTTCCGCGCGCAGGAGAAGCTGTTGCGCAGCGGCGGCGAAGGTGTCGCAGAGGCGCGCGCCACCGGCCGCATCGAGAGCGATATTGGTTTGTCCAAGCGTTCAGGCGACGAGGCAATCGCGGGGGCCGAGGCCGAGCGCGCCACGCATAACAGCGTTGAAGACGACATCATCGACGCGATCGACCGCGCGAACGCCTCCAAAGGCGAGTTCGACGTGCCGCACGAAGAAGCCGAGAGCATGGTGCGCCCAGAGCCCGCCACGCCCGAAAGCATCGCGGAGGAGCGCGCGGCGACCAAACACCTGGACACGAACAACCCGAGCGACCGGGCCGCGCTCGCCGCAGCCCTGGTGCAGAAGCGCAGCACCAACAAGGGCGGCATGGTCGGCAGCAGCAAGACCGGGGTGGCGCTCGGAGAAGGCTCCACGCCGGAGAACCCCAAAGCCTCCGCGGTGCGCAAGATCGACCCGAAGACGCTCGATCCGGAATACATCAAGCGGCTCCTTGAAGGGGCGTCGGCGCCGCGCCCTGGCTCGCGCCTGGACAGCGCCGACATCGTCAAGATGACGAAAGAGGCGCGCGACCCGACGACGAAGAGCTTGGGACGGCTGTTCATGGATGATGAAGCCGGTGCGCTCAATCTCGACAAGATCATCGCCGACATCCAGAAGTTCAAAGCCAAGGTCAAAGCCGGCGACTACTTCAAGCACGCCAAGCTGGAGAGCCATATCGCCCGCCCCGCCAAATCCGCGGCGGAGCAATACGCTCGCTCGCTGTCCACCGAGGCGGTGAAGGTCATCAAGGGCAATGAGCAGCAACTGATCGACCTGCAGCACTGGTCGAAGTCGCTGCCGAAGGAGTTGAACAACCCGGCGACGCTGCGCCGGCTCTACGATGCGCGCGAGGCCGGCACCATCGGCAACCTCGATCCGAAGGAGCAGGCGCTCTACAACAAATACCTGGAGCCGCTCTTCAACGAGAACGACGCGCTGTACGAAGCCGCCAAGACCGTGCTGCCAAAGCACCTTGTCGCAATGCTCGGCGAGAAGGTCGAGGGCGACCACGCGATGCGTATCCCGGCCGGCGAGAAGGCCGACCGCAATATGTTTGTGGATGACGAGCGCGACGACCCAATCGTGTCCGGCCGTCAGGGTCTGCCTGTCCGCCCGGTCAACACCATGCTGGAGCGGAAGTTCTATGCGATGGAGGACCCCAAGGGTAACCGCTTCCTGATCGCGGCGAACGACGACGGTTTCACCGTGTGGCACAACCGCAAGCCGATCAAGGTGACGGACGAGAACTTCGAGTACGCGCCGGGCAAGCAGTACACGGTGGGGGGCAAGACCTTCACCATGAAGAAGGCGCTGACCTCGGAGATCGAGGACCACGCGCTGTTCGGCCCCGGCGAGAAGGCGAAGTATTACCACAACGCGGCGCTGTCGGCGGCGATGGCGAACTACGACCTGGGTCGCATCCTGCGCTACAACAAATTCGTCGAGGGCTTCAAAGAGGACCCCGAGTTCTTGAAGTACGCTGCACCGCCGGGCGCCAAAATCCCCGACGGTTACTTGCCGACCAAACTTGCCAATTTTAGCGGGAAGAATGGCGCCTGGCATTTCGACCCGCAGCTCGCCTACGCGCTCGATGACATGGCGCAGCCCGGCATCAACGAAGGCGCGGTGGCGTATATTCGCCGCATCAGCCAGGCGATCACCAAGACCATCTTCTGGCTGCCGGTGGCGCACCTTGCCAACGTCGGTGGCCACTGGTTCGTTGGCCGCGGCCAGCGTTGGGCGGTCCCGAAGTCGTACCTGTCGCTCGCCGACACCAGCCTCAAGGCGATCAAGTCAGTCGTCACGCAGGACGACTTCCAGAAAGCCATCCGGCAGAACGGCGGCAGCACGATCTACAGCGGCGTGCTCACGCAGGACGCCGTGAACAACCTCGCCCGCGGCTTTGGCGAGGCCGTGAGGAAGCAGCCGGCAAGGTGGGACCCAATCGCCCGGAAGTTTGGCGTCGGCCCCAGCGACCTCGTGCGGGCGGTTTACAAGGCATCCAGCCGCGTCATGTGGGCGGGCAACGATATGTTCCTGACCCAGGCCATCATGGAGCGCATGAACGAAGGCATGGACATCGACCAGGCCATCATCCACGCCGAGCGCCACATCCCGAATTACCGCGTGCCGTCCACGGTGCTCGGCACCGGAGCAGGCGCCCGGGTCGTCGCTCAGCTCCTTCTTGAGCCCGCTGCCACGGTGTTCGGCCGCTACCACTGGGGCATCATGAACTCCTACGGCAACACCATCCGCGACTTGGTCAAGGGGAACGGCGCGGCCAAGATCGACGCGCTCGGGCACCTCTTCGCAATGGGGCTGCTCGGGCTGGTCATTTACCCGGCGCTGGACGCCGCGGCGAAATACATCACCGGCAACAAGGGCGCCTCACAGCAGCGCCGCGGCCCGATCTCGGTGCCGGCGCATATCGTCGATGCGCTGCGGGGCAAGGAAGACATCACGGCGCCGCTCAAGAGCCTGGTCACGCCCTCGCCGCTGCTCACCGCAGTGCTGCAGGCAAAGGACAATCGGGACTATCGCGGCAAGCCGATCGTTGAACGTGGGCTCGTAGCCCAAGCGGCAAAAGGCAACGTGCGTGCTGGCGGGCAGGCGGCGGTCGAGGCCGGCGAGTTTGCTGCGCGCAACCTATTCTCGCCGTACAACACCTACGCCAACACCGTGGACAGCGGGCACAGCGTCGCTGGCGGCCTCCGCGATCAGATGCTCGACATCAAGAACCCGAGCCGGCGGTCGGTCGCCTACTCGGCGAAGACGTCGCGATACAACATGCAGTCGCTGCGGCAGCGCAATAGGTCCGGCCGCGGCCCACTGGAGGGCCTTTACACCAAGGCGACCCGATAGGAAAACCACAACCAGTCGAGGGAAACATGCCATTTCAGAAGGTCGGAACCAACGATTATGTGAGCCCGTCCGGACGCCACTTCAACAAGGCGCAAGTCGAGTTGTGGCACGCGAACGGCGGGAAGTTTCCAGGACAGAAGCAAGCGGAGAAGCCCAATGTACGCCAAGGGAAGCAAGCCCCAAGACATTTCAGACAGCGCCAAGGGCGGCCCCGCTCTCGGTAGAACCCGTGACTTTCTTAAGGAGCCTGTCGAGTTTCGCGATCCTGACGAAGGCAAGCGCCAGAGCGCCGATGTCGTAGGCGACACCGCGGACGAAGACCAGAAATACGGCAAGAGTGGCCCAGGTCAGGGCACCGGCTGCATGGCGGCCCCCAAGGCCCGCGGCAAGTCGCTGCCGGCGATCAAGCCGCGCTCGTAATTACCGTGGCGGTAAGGGGGCGGCGATGTCTGATGGCTACGAGCAAATCTACGAAGGTGAATGGATCGAGCCGACGAAGCGCGGGTTCACAAACCAGTGCTGTTCTTGCGGCCTTGTGCATGTGTTCGATTTTGTTGTTCGCGACCGCCGCACACGGGAAAAGCTCCCCAACACGACCATTCAATTCCGACTCAAAGTCGACCGCCGGAAGACGTCAGCCTCCCGGCGCAAATTCAAGTTCACAAAAGATAGCGACGATTGAGGGACGCCATGAAATTCATCGCCCCCCTTCTGTTGATTTACGCCCTGGCCAGCGTGTCGATTGACACGCTGCGCACCGCCCACTTAGCAGCGCCCGCGGAGGCCGTGACTACGGCCCCGTCCCCGTCACTCCCGCAACCCCTGTCGGAGTGCCAAGATCCGCGTTTAGCTGAGTTTGCTCCACGAACGCGTCCATGATCTCGCGCAGCGTGGGGTACGGCGAGACGTCGATAACGTACACCCACTCCCTCGGCATCTTGAACGGTGTGCCGGCGCAGAGCATGCGGCGGTCGCCGCGCAGCTTGTAGATCCCTTCCAGCGCCCGAACGATGACGTTGGGGTCGCGCTTATCCGGCTTGCCGGCGCACCAATCCACGAAGTTGGTCTTCGAGAAACTCAATGTCATCGACTGACCATCCCACCGCACTGAAATGCCGTTGCGCACACTGGCATTCGGCTGCAAGCGACGCCACTCTACTTGCCCTTGCTGCCCCGGCCGCCCCCTGCCCTTGAATGTGCCCATTGTCCAGATCGTTTCATCTGAGCGGTCCTTGAGGTACTGCGCGAGGTAGTCTTCCGCATTATCCGTTGGGCTCGTGTGCGCGGTGCTGCTGTAGCGCCGGTTGCTCAAGAACACGTTGATCAAGAAGTCGGCCAGCCGCCCGATGTTGAACTCCACCGGCGTGTCCAGCTTGGTGGCGATCTCGGCGCCGGTGAGCAGCACTGCGCACCCGGCCAGCCACATGCTCTCTCGCTTGTCGGGCTGCAGCTTGGCCTCGAAGTATTCGGTGTTGGCCTTGAGCATCTGGTAGACTTGGCTCATGTGCGTCGCGAGGTACCGCGCGTACTGCTCGCCGACGACGCCATAATTGTGAAGCAGCAGCGCGCGGGCGGTATCGGCTTCGCTGGGCGGGACCTGACCTTGCGGGTTCGGCACATCCTTCGGCACCCAGTATTCGAGCACGCGGCGCAAGCCGGCACCGTGCTCTTTCTGCTTTGAAACCACATAATCGCGCCAGCTCTTGTTGCCGTTGATGTTGAGGACGGTGCTCCACTCGCCGCGGTTCTGTTGCTTGATGTTCTGGGTCAACCTGCCGCCCTCGCCACCCCCCGAGATTTGCTGCGCGACGCCGAAAAACCTCGCCTGCGGGACAGGGTCGCTGATTTCGTCCCAATACGCCGGCAGATGCCCGAGCGAGCCCAGCTTGTGGATCAACGACTTGTCGGTCGTGCCCTCGCGCTCGACGGTCTGTTTGTGGTTACCCCACACCGCCGCGGCGACCTCCATCGCGTAGCTCTTCCCCGAGCCCGGGTCGCCCATCGAGGCGACGATCACACCAGACTGTCCGGTCAGCTCCATCAGCGGCGCGGCGAATGCGGTTGCGATGATGGTATCGAAGTCGGACCGACGCTGGCGGAAGATGTACGAAGCGGTCGTATGCCAGTTCTCTACGCTGCCACGAGGCTGGTAGTTTCTGCGCAGGTTTGCATCGGGGTAGCTCGCCGGCGTGCTCGATCCGTCGGTCTTGAAGATGTGGCCGGCATAGGCGAACCCCTCGATCGGTCCCTTCGGCCGGTACCAGCCGAATTTGACGGTGGCCTGCTGCTCAGCAGCTTCTTTCATACGTGCAAGGAAACTCATAAAAAACGCCTCCAACTTTGTCTTGTTCTCGCCGCAATAGTCCAACCCCGCTTGAGCGAGCTTCTTCTCGTAGCCGGGACCGGCGAAGTCCACTTTCTCGATTGTGATCCAGTCCCAATTCCCCTTGTCGGTTGAGATATGCAGGTGCAGCGCCTCGGGGTTCTTGGTGGAATACGCGTCGTCGATGATGTTGTGAAAGAGCTGTTTCGGATCGTCGACGTATTCGCCTTTCACCAGGCGGTGGTCCATGAAGTAGATCTTGTTGTCGTCGCCGACGAAGTACCTGTTGGGAAGCAGCAGCGTCTTGCCGTTTACCGCCGCAGTAACCGCGTTCGTGGGCGCTGGCTTTAGAGCGCGTATGTTGAGCGGTGACTTCCCTTTCTTGAAATGGTCGCACGTCGCGCAATGCGCGCTGCCAGCGCCAGCAATAGTGGCGCAGCTTGGGTACCCAACTCCGCGGTCTGCTCGGTCCGCCACCTTGCGATCGTAGAGCGCCTGCGTGTCGTCCCCCGAGCCGTATTCCGCGTGACCCTTTGAGATTTCATGCGCGAACGCATTGCCCTTCTCCATGAAGACGGTGCACAGCACTGACAAATTCCACTGCGGCTGGTCGAAGCCGGCCCCGCCGGTGCGCAGCGCCTCGCGCAACCACTTGCAACCTTTCTCTGCGAAGATCGGCGTCGGGTCGATCAGCAACGGGCCTGATGGCCCGCAGCCCGCCTGCAGCGCGTTGTCGGGCTTGAGCGCGGCGAAAGCCGGGTCAGGATGGTCACCGATCAAGTGCTCGTGCCCAGGCTCGATTACGATCGCCGGTTTCTCAGCCGGCGTTACCGCGGCGGTAACCGTAAGCAGCACGGCTAGATCTTTAGGGAAGTCGTACTCGTCGCCGGCATGGAGCAGCTTCACCGGGCGCGCTGGCGTGTACTTGTGGTTCAGCGTGTCAGGGACCCGCAGGATACGCACCGCGTCGGTGGTCAGCCCGGCATCGCACTTCACACCTTCTTGAATGAGCAGCGCCTTGAGGCCGACAGCGTAGGGCTTCCACTCGTCGAGCGACAAATGATCTTTGCTGGTCCAGTAGATGTGCAGACCGCCCCCGGAGTCCACGACCATGGAGGGGTCCGGCAGACCGACCTTCTTGTGGAACGCCATGATCGCCGCCCACGCGTCGACCTGGGTTGCGTAGTGCTTCGGGCTTCCCGCCTTGACGTCGACGTCGACCCAGATCGCCTTGAGATAGGTGGCGGTCTGCGCGCTACGCACCGCCTTGGGCTTGCCGGTCTTCTGGCTCTTGGTGCACGCGCTCTGTTGCGACATGCAGACCCAGGCGTTGTAAAACTTGCCGGTGCTCTCGCACCAGTTGATGCGGCTCAGCGCATCGTCAATGGCCTTAAACGGCCAGCCGACAACCCACGGCTTGCCGCCGTTGTTCTTATTGCTAGTGTCGCTCGGGTCATCGTTCTTGGAGTTGACGTGCACGTTGACCCAGCCGGGGGACTGCTCGTCCTCCGGCCAGGCCAATACGCCCCCCAAAAACTTCCGTGCGTCGCTCACATTCAAGTACCCAACACTTCCCCTGCGCTATCGCTTCGGTTCAGCGTTGAAGCAACCCCGCTACTCTGGCGTCGAGGTCAACATCGCTTTCGTCAGCCGGGCCGGTGTCGGCGGCATTGTCGGAGATCGAGCCCGCAGATACTTCGATCGCAGGCTGGCTCGTGCCGAGCCCGACCACCCCGCCAAAGCCAGTGTTGATCGGCTCGTTCGCCGGCTCATGGGCCGTAGCAGCCGCTTTGTTCTTGGCTTCCGCAGCGGCGAGCATAGCCTTGAGCTTCGCTACTTCATCGGCCGCTCCGCTGGAAGTATCGGGCGAGGAAGTCGTCGAGGTCGTAGTCGATGGGGCCGAGGTAGTCGTAGTCGTCGTCGAAGAAGCGTTTGACGGGGTTGAACTCACCTGCGAGGAGGCTTGCTGCGTCTGCGGCGCACTGAGCTGTGTATTCGCGCTCGCAGGCTGCGACTTTCCCACTTCGTTCTCGCCCGTGATGCGATACGCTTGCGGGTCCTCCCGCATCTCGATCACGAGCGGCGCTTCCTGTGCCGACAGCTTCTGCACCGCACGGAACGTCATCTGCGGATGCGGCTTCTCCACATCGAACCCGATGCGGGTGATGTAGGTGGCGTAGTGGAAGCCCTTCTTGCTCATGGCTTCGCCCAGCGTCGCCAGATCGTTGAGGGACGCTGCAGGGACGCGCAGGAACACCGGCTCCATGAGGGCCGAGCCCCCAAACAGCGGCGCCGACTGCGACGGCAGAATGAGAACAGCAAGACGCTTGTAGTCGCTGCAGTCCTTGCCCTTGCGGCCGTTGGCGTTCTGTTTGAACTCGTTGCGCGGGCACAGCGAGCAAGCCGATGCCTGCGGCTCCGGAGCGTCGGCATCGGGCGTCACGCCGTTGAGCGAGGCGCAGGTCGGCCGCAATCCGCTGACGCCTTCCTGGTAGCCGTCCTTGTAGAACGACTTCGAGCGGTACGAGGCCGAGCGCAGCACGATGCAATCGAGGAACGCAGACGGCGAACCGTCGTCAGGGCGGGTGAAGGTGTAGTTCTCTCCGCGGTAGCGCAGCGTCCACACTTTGCCTTTGTAGCCGATGATGCCGTAGCTCTGGCCGATGCCGTCGGCAAGGCTTTCGCTCTCGGGGTTGAGCGACGCGAAGGCTGCGTCGGGGAGCTGGTTGTTGAACGCGTCGACGTTCATGAGGGAAGTGCTGGTCATAATTACTCCGTTACGTTCTTAAACTTTGTGGTTGTTGGGGTTTAGTTCACCTTGCGGGCGTCACTGATGATCTCGGCGCCGCCAACCACCCCACGGTCATAGGCGTAGCTGATGCTGATGGCGCGGCAGAGCAGCTCGCGTGTCCCCGTCGTGTCTGTGCCGGCGGCACCGAAAGCCATCGGTTGCGCGTCCCTATCCGAGACAATCCACGCCGCGCAGTCGCCGCCAAACTCCTTGACGAGGTCGAGCATTCGTTCGGTGAACTTCTTCTGGCCTTCTTCCGTGTCGAGTGTGTTCATCGGTTTTCCTGTTGATTTACCGTCGCGGTAATTACTTCGCGGCGCGGCGCACGCCGATGGTGCGAACAGCGCTCAGCCGGCAGCCGGGCGGTTCAGACTTGTGCTGCTCAACGAAGTCGCGCACCGCGGTCGAGTTCGCCTTGCGGTCGAGCAGGTCGAACGCGCTGTTGCCGATGACGTAGTCCATGAAAGCCTTGGGGTCCGAAAGGGACGCACTGTAGCGAGTGGACTGGTAAACAGTTCCTTCTCCGGTCTTCACGCTCTGTGCGCCGACCCGCGATAACTCTTCCGTGAACCACGCGGTGAGATCGTTCTGCAGATCGACGAGCGGCTTGAGCTCTTCGGCGTGCCGTTCGCTGATCTCTTTGATCTTGTCGCGCACAGCCACGTACTGTGCTGTACGCTTCTCGAACTTCTTGGTGGCTTCTTTGGAAGCGTCGGTGGTGTCAAGCATCGGCTGACACCCCGACGACCGCGTTACCGTCACGGTAGCCGTGGTCGAGCAAGTAGTGCCGGCCATAGGCGCAGCGGATGAACAGACCATTGCGGTCATGTTCGACAACATGCACGCCGCCGTTGATGTCGGTGCGTACCTTGTCGCCGATCTTCAACGGGACGCGGGCCTTCAACGGAAACTTCTTCATCGGTGTGGTCCTTTCGTTACGAACGTTCTTGACCTTCGCGGCGCGTCGGGGCGCCTGGGGGATCGCTTTCTTGGCGGCGGTTTTCATGCTGCCTCCTGGGTTGCGTTGGCCAACATTGCTAGAAGTTGCGCCTGCACGTTGGCCTTGCTGCGCAGGAGCGAATAGATTTTTTTCTCTACGGGAGTGGAGCAAAGATGGATCACTTGCTGCCGATGTTTCTGGCCGATGCGAGAGATGCGCGCGTTGGCCTGGTCGTAAATATCCAGGCTCGTGATCGGCATGTACCAGACGATCAGATCGGCTGCCGTAAGCGTAAGCCCATGCGCAAGGCACGCAGGGTGAGCGAGAAGTGCCTTGTATTTGTCAGTGTGTTGAAACGCTCGTAAGATGTCGGATCGTGCCGACGAAGAGACACCGCCATGGACAACTGCATGCTCAATGCCCGCTTTCTCCAGTAGCGGCGAGAGCCCTTCGATCGCGTGCAGGTACGGGACAAAGATCAGCGCCTTTCGTTCGTTCGCGTTCACAAGGTCCACGAGAGTATCAACCCGGGGGCTATTATCGAGCGCGACGCTCTTACTACCCGCGTAGACCCAACCTCCGGAGACTTGTAGTAGCTTCCCCATCGCAACCGCAGCGTTGACCGCCGTAATCTTCTCGCCTTGGACATCCGCTTGGAATGCTTTCGAGAGCGCGTCATAGGCGACCTTCTGTTCTTTGGTCAGCGGCGTATCCAGCGTGCGGTGGACAACCTCGGGCAGCTCCACCACGGCGTCGATGGAGTAGCGCACGCTCGGCTGCAGCATCCGGAACGCGGTCTGGATCGCGTCTTGCTTCGGCGTCCATTTGAAATTGTTCACCTTGTTCATCAGCAGTTCTTGGGCCTGCCGGAAATACTTCGGCACGGTGTGTGGGGTGACGATCTGGGCTTGCGCCCACACGTCGGTCGGGGCCTGCGGCATCGGAGCGCCGGTCAGCCCCCACACGATCTTGAAGCGTTGCGAGAATTTGCGCATCGCCTTGGATCGCTCTGAGTTGTTGCGGTAGACGGCGAGCTCGTCGAGGATCAGCGTGTCGATGTCGGTGCGAAGCGACAATGCCGCTTGGATGGTTTTCAAGCCATCGTGATTGATGATGTAGAGATCGGCGTCTTCGTTGAGTAACTGGAGCCGCTTTTGCTTGGTGCCGTACAAAACAACAGCTTTGCGACCCGGCACCGTAGCGAACGCCTCCGCGGCCCAGGTGGTGTGCAGGTTCGACAGTGTAGTGAGCACCAGCGCCTTGCCCGCCAGCTTCTGCGCGAGCATGTAATCCCACGCCCAGAGCGCCGCCTTCGTCTTGCCGGTGCCCATCGAGTTGAGCACGTAGGCGCGCGGATTGGTCGTCAGCAGATCGACCGTGGCGCGCTGCACGGCGAACGGCTTGCCACCTTTCCAGTCGTAGTAGCAGAGCGCCGGGTTCGGCACTTCGTAGCTGAGCGAGCGCAGGAGCACGACGCTGTGGATGTCGTGCGGGACCACGCGGTACTTGTCGAGAACCGGCGCGGCGGGAAACAGGTTCGCAGCGCGGCCGTCGTTCGGCACGAGCAGAGCCTTGTTGGCACGTGATATGACACAGCGCATCAGACCCGCGCCTCCAGTGTGTTCTGAACGCTGCTCTGCACATGACCTCGGCGCTGGCGCGCTCGATAACGCGCATCAGCAAGGGCTTTGCAGCGGCGGCAGGCGCGAACTCGATAGACGACGCCGTCAGCCTTCTTAGAGTTTTTGTATTGGGTGTTTCTCTCGTTGTAGGGGTGGCCGCGTCTGCAGTGCGTCCACTTCTCGCGCGGCTCGTCGGCCCACCAGTTATAGTCTTCGACGATCATCCATCACTCCTTCAACATCGCGGTGATCTTCGCCACGCGCGCCTGAGAGAGCTGGTCGTTGGGGTGCTGTTGCAGGTGCGCCATGATGCCGGCGAGCTGGCGCGACAGGCGCTTGGTCTTTGAAGACGGCGCGCAGGTGTTGTTACGCCTCGTCTTGGTCGGGCGGCGCGTTACCGCCGCGGTAACTTTGGGCACGCTGGTGCCAGTCATTATCAAACTCCAACGCTAGTTTTATTTTTGCAATCGCCTCGTCGAGGCTTGCGTCATCGGAAACAACGAACACCCAACCGCCCGCTGAGCTGATAGCCGCTGCCGTCGTCTGCTGTAATGGCGAAAGTTTCTTTGACGGATCGGCCTTGGTCTCGATCGCTACGAACCGTCCTGAAATACAAATGAGAAAGTCGAGCGCTACCGAGCCAAAGCCATGCTGCACCGGCATGAACCGCCAGTGCGCGTCGCCGAACTCGCGTTGTAAGCGCGATTTGACCTTTGCTTTGATTTTGCCTTCGGGGGTCGCCATAGGGCGCAGAGAGCAGCGAACTTAGTTGCGCTTTTCTTGCGTGTCGCTTTACCTCTCGGGCCAACTTGCGTGGGTAGTGGGGGATCATGTCGCGTTCCTTTCAACAAAGGCGCGGCACATCTTGGCGAAATTATCTAACCCCCACTCGTTGATGGCGATGTTTACGCAAACGCAGACCGCACGAACGTTGGTTGGGTCATAGCCAACGGTGTTGTCTTTGCGGTCTAATGAGGGGGCGTAGGGGCGACGACGCCACAGCTCGTTTTTCGCCGGGGTGTAATCGAACAACATTCCGGTGATCTGGCATCGGTCCCCTGCCGCTATGAAGAGTGATTTTATCCACTCAACGGACAGTGTGTAAGAACGACCACGGGAAGCAGCGCGCCGCGATGTACCTTTGTGAAGCGCAACTGCAGCGTCCTCGCGCCAGCCGTCGAGAGACGCCTTTGTTCTATACTCATGCTCCATTGCCGCGCGCTTTACCGCGGCAGTAAACGCATCATCGTCCCCGACAAAGCCGCGAACGAGCGCGATGCTAGTGCCGCGGATATATGCGTAGCCGCGCCCCCGACGGCGGTATTGCTTGACGCCAAAGACGTTAGACAAACGAGGTGGGTTTAGGGGTTTTTCGGGCGGGTCGTTAGACAACCCGGAGGCCGCTAGTAGCGCAAATTTATCTGTATTTTCAACGGTGTAGGTTTTATCGCTAGGGTTTTGCAGACCGTTGCGTAACCACTCCGCCACGTGGCCCCTTGTTGATTTCGCTACCATTTCTCCCCTCGACTTGCAAACGTTAGACACTTGAACCGTTGTGTTAGACAAATCTGTGCGGTTTCCGTTCACGCTTTCGTCCTTCGCTGCCGCCTCGCGCGGAACATTGCCCTGATAGGCCACGGCAATTCCACAGCCTGAAAACCCCCGCGCTTCTGCTTCGTCTCCACGAACGTCTTAAATTGCAGTTCGTGAACGAGACCGCAGTCGCAGCATTTCATCAGGTATCCGTCAGGCTTCGGATGCACCCACTCGCACCAGCCGCCGCGCCCCTCGACCATCCTCTTAAATCTTCGTCGCTCGTTTCCCATTGACCCTCTCAAACGCCCTGGCAATGGAGACCTCGCTTTCGACGTGCCGGGTATAGTGCCGGCCCATCCGCTCGCTTTTGTCCCCGATCAACTCCGTGACCTCGCCGTCGCTGGCGCCGTTCCGCTTCCACCACGCTGCTTTGCGATCGGTGTCTTGCCCCCACCCAGGGGCCACCGCATAGTCCTCCATATTGAATCGGACAGTTTGCAGCGGGTACGGCAGGTGGAGCTGGCCGCATTCTTGGAGCGCCTCGATTGTAGCCATGACTTCCTTAAAATCGAGCGCGCCGAATAGTTCTCGTGATATTTCAAAATGGGGTAGTGGCGTGCTCATGGTGTGGTCCACTCACTGTTGAGCGCGCCGTCGCGCTCGGGTTTTGCTTCGTCGTTTACCGCAGCGGTAATTTCGTTTTCGGGTTCGGGCGCGCGCTGAGATCCTGGCGGCGTGCACCTGAGCCGAATTGGGTTCGCCTTAAGCACCATCTCGACGGCAGTGACGGGGTCGTTCGCAGCGCCGAAACCGTAACTGCCTTTGGCCGATGCTGAACAAAATGCAGCGCGAAATTCGTTACCGATAAAAGCAATAGATAAATGCACCAACTCACCTTTTGCGGCCAGTGCGCGCAATTTTTCTTCGAGGGTCACATATCTCTCCTATGTAAATGCTCCCCGTCTCACTCGCCGCGTCGGGGCGGCCCCCCATAGAGCCGGTGTAGTTCATAGCGGGCGATGTCTTGGGCGCGGCCGTATTGATACCAGTCGCAGCCGCCACGAATATAATCCCGCACCCGACGCCGCATCTCGTACTTCGACCACCAGCGCCGTGGGTGCCAGCGCGGGATAGGAGCCCACGCCCCATAGCCGCGAACTGCTGCTGGCTGATCGCAGTCCCATTCAAAAACGATCTCTTGATCGAACTTCATCCCCTTACCCTTCCGCGTACAACCTGCGAAGCTCGTCGCGCGCTACCTTCTGGGATTTTCCGTACCCCCAAGAGTGCCGCCAATCATAATCGCCCTCATAATGTAGGACCCGTCGGCGCATGTCGTAGCCAAGCCAACGCCGCGGATGCCACGATGGGGTGGGCTCCCACGACCCATGCTCCGCGCAGAAAGGGCAGTTGCACTTCATCCTCTGCCCCCTTTTCCATGAAACGGACAGCTCTGCACCGGGCAGTATTTCTTGCACAGCCCGCCTGGCTTCGGTGGATACGTCAGCGTTTTGCTGGCGGTTTCCAACTCGTTCACCTGCGGCAGCAGATCGCGCCACTGCTCGGCCACTTCCTCCCGCGTGAACACTTCGGGGCTGGTGCACCCTTCCTTGAGCCAGACGAACTCGCTGCGCACGCGCTTCAACTCGGGGAAGTGCGAGAACAGGCACTGCGCCATCAGCATGAGCTGAACGCTGTCCTCTAAAATTTTCCCCGTCTTCCAGTCCAGAACAAGAGCCACAGGGCCATCAAGCCGAACAATATCCCCAATGCCCCGATACCACACATCGCGAGCAAAATAAGTCGTAGGTCTGAAATCACGAGTAATTGCATATTTCTGCTCCACCAACAGTTTGCCGGGGCCGGCGCGGACGCGGTCTACCCACACCTGATAGTGCGTGAACTTCTCGGGCAGCCCTTGCTTGCCGGCACACGCTTTCGCCAGCGCGTCGTGCGCTTCGTTGCCAAGCAGCAGTTGCTCGTTGCCGTCGCCATCGTTGAAGTTTTTGAGGACATCAACTTCGTAGTGCCGCTTCGGGCACGTCTTGTAGTTCTTGAGCTTGGAGTAGCTCCACGACCACTCTTTCGGTGGCGCTGCGATACCTTCAACCTTCATAGAGTTTCTTCCACTGGTTTTGACGTTTGCGATACTCGTCGCGCCGCCGGCGTTCTTCGGGGGAAACCCGAGGTCCGGCATATTCATCGAACGCGGGCACGTAGTTCGGGTCGAACTCACGAGCCAACGCGAGGCGGGCTAGGGCCTGCTGCCCTGCGGCCTGTTCACGGGCGAGCCGCGCGTAATCTTCTTCCTTATTTCCCATGCTGCATCATCAAATGTATGCGCGCGAGCAATGCGTCGCTGGGGTAGATCGCCGCGTCGTCTTCGATCACTTCCGGTGGGGAGTTGCCGCTATAAGCAAACACGTACACCTTGTCGCCGTGCTGGAACGCGCACAGGTCCGGCACCTGAATTGGGGACGAACCATATATAAAATCATCAACCTTCTTCGACCGCTGCGATTGTAAATATCGCTCGCGAATGCCCTCGCTGATGTCGCGGTCGCGAGCGGTTGGAAGGGGAATCGGCGATCTATAAGCGCGATCGACTTGAACCTTGCCGGCCAACTCGATCGCGACACCAGCCTTCGCCAGTTCGATCATTTCCGACACCGAAAGCTCGACGGTGGTCGGGGCTAACTGCCGCGCAAACGCGTGCTGGTCGAAATCCTGCATCATTTGTGTTATGTTTGTTACCGCCACAGTAACGCCCCCGCTCTACGGCGTGTTGAAGTTCGTGTACGGCCCGACGGGGTCGGGGTACTTCTCGTTCAACGCCTCAGCCTTGGCGTTCAGCGAAGTGAGCCATAGAGGGTTGCTCTTCGGCGGCCTGTCGTCGTTGAACTTGTTTTGGATCATGGCGTCGCGCAGAACGATAAGCGACGTGATCGCCTTGGTGATGTGGTTGAGCCCGCTATCGGGGTCGACGTCTTCACCTTCCCACCAGCTCATAAGGTGGCGCATTGCGGCGTCGTAATAGACCGAGCCGCGCACACCGATCGCCCGATAGTTGTGCCTGCCGTACTTGCAGGCGCCTTCCTGCATGCCGATGCCAACCTCGAACAGCACAGGAGCCGGCACGCATGAGAGCGATGCCTTCTTGATGCCGAGCGCGTCCTTGGGGTTCGATGGCTTGGTGGCGGGCGGCGACGGCGGCGCGGCTTCTTTTTGCGCGGGCGCATGCACGCGTTCATAAGACGCTGTCTTATCGTTATATTTGAAGTCAGGATCAGCGTAGGCAGGCGCTACTATCGCGGGCATCACGCAGCCTCCGCGATGATCTGCGCAGCCCGCTCCATGAGCTGCGTCAACTCCTCGGTGAGGTAGATAACTTCCATGCCCTCGCTCTTAAGCGCGAGCGCGGTGCGCCATTCAGCCTGCGCGCCCTGGCTCTTCTCCCAGCCCGGCAGCAGCACGACCACGTTCGCTACCTCGCAGATGAACTTGAGGTCGGCGGAGAGAGCGGTGCGGAGGCAAAAACCGTGGTTGGACTTGGCGTCAGCAACCGATCCGCTGGCGTTGTCCGCGCTGATATCCTTGCCGTGCCGCTCATTGTCCTTCTCGGCCGGGTTGAACACCGTGTGCCCATTAGCGCGGAGCGCAGCAGCGACTGCATTGAAACGAGGGAAATTGAAATGCGGGATGCCCTGCATCGGGCCGGCGAGGTAAATACGCTTCGTCACTCCAAGAGTCTCAATCATTATTTGCTTCCGTTCTTGTCTGCACGAGCCAAAGCAGCAGCGTCCGAATAGCCTTTCGGATATCGCCTAGTCAGTTTTTCCACGTTCGCTTCCATGGCGTCGCCCAGTGTCAGCCCATGTAGGTTGCAAAGCGCCTGCACGTAGAACATCAGGTCCCCGATCTCCTCGACCAGGCCAGCGCGGTCCAGCGGCTTGTTGTAGGTCCAGTGCTTCTTGATCATGTCGACAACTTCACCGGCTTCACCTCCGATGCCGAGCGCCGCATGTACGCTACCTTCGACACCGATGTGGTTCTTCGCGAACAGCGAGTCCACGAACTCAGCGTACTCCATTTCAGAAATCACTTTGCTTCTCCATAGGACGCCCCGGTGCCGATCTCAGCAACAAGCGGCAAGTCCGGTGCCCACGACGGGCGTCTGATCATTTCCGAATGAATGACGGTTTTCGCTTCGTCCAGTATTTCGTCGGGGATGATGAAAACAAGCTCGTCATGCGCCTGCAGCACAAAGCGGAACGCGTATGGGTGTTGTGTGTATTTGCCGCGATCTCGTATGCGAAGAGCTGCGTTCATCACGATGATGCGAGCTAAGAACTGCACGATGTTTTCGAGCAGCTTTGCGCCGTAGATGCGGTGGCGCATTTTACCGTAGCGGTAAGAATACTCGTAGCGCCCGCCGGCGCCGTTCGCGTCCGGTACCCATTTGCGATCCGGGTCGGCGTACTCCATCGCCAGACCGTTCGGGCCTAGCACCTTGCCGTATGAGATCGTCACCGGGCCGAACTCGACGAAGTAGTTGTTGCCGGCCTTCGTGAACCAATAGCTCTCGATGTACGAACTCAGCTTGCGCCACGCCGCGGGGATTTGCGGGTAGCGCGAGCGATAGGTGTCGACGCCCTTGTCGCCGATGGCGCGGTTGTAGATCGAGGAAATATCCATCTTCATGGAGCGTGCCGAGCGGATGATCATCCGGTCGAAATTTTCTTTGCCGCAGCCGTAGCCGAGCCCGAGAATGCCGGTCTTGCCGATGAAGCCCATAATCTCGTCGGGCGTGCCGACTAGCTTGCGGTTGACCGGCCGTCCGAAGATCGCGCTGCCGAGCCGGTTATAGGGGTCATAGCTCTTATCGCCGGCGTCGTAGCGCGCGAACTCCTCGGTCAAACCGATTGCGCCGCATATCCACGCAACCAGTCGCGCCTCGATCTGCCCCAGGTCGCAGGTGACCACCGTATGGCCGGGCGGGGCTTTGAGCGACAGCCTGAGCTTGCTCTTACCTTTGCTGCCGCGCACTGTCGGCATGTTCTGCATGTTCATTTTCCAATCTCCGCTTAGTCGGTGCGTATGGGCACCTCCAAAGCGGAGAGGGACTGGCATCGTGCCGCCCGAATATAGGCGCGGGGTGCCGTCTGGCAGTGTATCCCAGGGCAACTGCCCTACCTGCCATAGGCGTTGTGAACGCGTTTCTTCCAGCGTACTCTTCAACCCGATACGGGCTGTGGCCAATGCGGCCACAGCAGGATCGGGGTCATTACAAAGTTTCTCCATGAACTCGTCGGTCTTGGAGAATGCGGGGATCTTCTTCGGCAGTCCGAACTCGTCTTTGGCGGTCGGGCTATCCTTGTACTCGACGTCGACGCCCAGCGCCTCCAGAGCCGCCTTGAACTTGACCGTGGACATGATGTCTTTCTTGTCCACGTTGCCCACGGCGGCAACCAGCGCGGCTTTCTCAGCCTGCACGTCCTGAATATGCTGATTGAGCATCACTGTGTCGCAGACAAACCGTGGCTCGACGCAGCAACGCAGCACCATGTCCATCAGACGGCGCTCCGAGCGCGGCAATCTGGGGTAATAGTGCAGGAAAATCTGTTCGCAGTTGATGTTGTCGCGCAACGCATATTGGCTGAACTCGCGCCAAAGCGCGGGGTCAGCCAATATCTGAGAACGTCTCAAGCCTTTCACCTTGTGAATGCAGTCGCCCTTGGCGTCCAGCCCCAGGTGCTCAGACACAGCGGCGAGACTGAAATAGGTGAGCAGGTGCCCGTCCAGCGCTCGCACCATCGCCATCGCGTCGATCATGGTGGCCGGCACGAACCCGTGCCGCCACGCAAGGATGGAGTTGTCATACAGCGCGTTGTAGGTGACCGTTGTGGTCTCGCGCGGGTCGAACTGCGACAGCCACTTGGGGAAGTCAGGTCCGTCGATGATCTCGTGTGGGCCGTTGTCGGCTTTAACGGCCCACATATGCTCCTCGAATTGAGGGCTCAGGATGTATTCAGCCGGCGTCATCTTCCGCAGTGAGAAGTCGTCGTCGTAATAGGCTTCGTTATCGAGGAACAGAAGATGATGCGGCATGGGGCCTCAAAGATGCAGGGATAGCTCTTCGCGCTGTAGTTTAACGCCTTCGACTTCAACCTTACGTGCAGCGAACGCGAGCCGTACTGTGTTGTAGGGGCGCTCCTCCGCGCTCTCGGGGAGCATCGCCATGGTCGCCACCGTTGAAGCCGTGGCGCGAACGACCGGCAGCAAAGGGCCTAAACCTTGCGGGTTCGTATATCGAGTTGGCACACCGGCGGCATCGCGCACCGCAGGGCTATCCGGACAGAGCTGCATCACGCATGGCCAGTTGGCGCGCACCGCCCCGATCGTGGCGTTGCGGTTGAACCAGCGCAGCATCCACTTCACCGCGCCCCACTTCGTGACCAGCGCTTCTGCCGCTTTGAGCGCGCTACGCAACTCGCCTGCGCGATCTTCCTGCCAATGCAGGCGGTGTAAATTGGGGGCTGGCATTGCATTGCCGAAGTTCAATAACAGCGACATCCCTTCGCCGCTGTTATAAGAGGCCGCATTTGTCGCATATGCAGTGAGGCCGCGCACCGCCTTCAACTTCGCAACATCTTCGTCGCGGAACAGCATGGGGGTGATCTGCTCCGCAGTGAAGCGCGGCAGAAACAAGTTAGCCTCTTTCAAACACGCTCCGTTTAATTTAGCGCACGCCTGCGCGACATAGGTATCGCCAATGCTTGCGCGTTGCCGTCGTCTGCCCATGAGTTGAGCCTCCTCTCGTTGGTGGTGAAAGAGTTTTGACGCTTTGGTTTTAAAAAGAGTTTTGACGCTTTGGTTTTAAGCGGTGGGATTTTTACCGTCGCGGTAAGGAAACGGACCGGGCGGCAAGTCGGCGTACTTCAACCATTCCCTTGCACAGCCGGCGCGCGTGTAACTGTAGACGCGGCCCCAGGGCGCTTGCGGACACACCGCGGTCCAATACATTCGCGCGCCAGCGCGCTCGGGGTGCCCGTAGTCGTAGTATGTAATTTCCGCGCCGGCGAGCGCCGCCAGCGCTATCCATTCATCGTCGGTGCGCTCAACCACGCGTGTTGATCTCCACCGCATCGCCATAAGGGTAATCCTCCGGCTTGCGGGCGGTGCTGGCCCAGATCACCACTTCAACGGGCGGCGGCGCATCGGGGAAGTCCACATAGCCGTCGGTGAAGCACACCAGCGCATCGGGCCGGGTGTGGCAGTTCTTGCCGATCCACTCGAACACCGGGTGACATGACGTGCCGCCACCGCCGCCAACGCCGTCCTTCGCCGCGTCATACTGCAGCTTCGCCATATCGGCCGGGTCGGACAGCTCGTCGACGCGGTGAATGTCGGCATCGCACCACAGGACGGTCAACCTTGCCGGCTGGCACTCCTCAACGATGGAGGTTAGCTCGGCCATGTAGTGGCAGAGCTCTTTGGTGGATATGCTGCCCGACGTATCGCCCCACACCACGACGTGCCCTGCGCCGTTACCGGAGCGGCCGGGCATATACAGGTCGCGGACGATGAAGCGCCGGTCGGCCTTGCGCCAGTCGTAGCTGCCGTTTCCCACCTTGCGGTTGAAGATGCCGCGGATTTTTTCGGTCCACGGTATCTGCGGATTGAGCACTTGCTCGAACATGCGCTTGAGCGCGCCGGCCATCTTGCCCTTGCTGCGCATCTCCTCAAGCGTCTGCGCCGCCTTGCTCTCGACCGCCCACTGCTGGGAGTTTTGCTGCGCCTGCTGCGGTGACTGGCCAGTGGAGCTACCAGGGTTCAGCACGAGGTCGAAGCCCTGCCCTCCCAGATTGCCGTTGCTCTCGTAGTCCTCATAGACCTTCTTATAGACGTCGATGATGCCTTCGTTGGCCTTGGCGATCTCGTCGTTCAACAGGCAGTCCTTCGGCGCGACGCCGATCTTGCTGTCCCGCAACAGTGCGTTGATGCGGTAGTCCATCGCGTGCTGCATGGACTTCTCGTCAAAAGGCAGCGTCGTGCCGTCATCCATCGGCACAGTGCCGGCCTTGCGGCAGCGATAGAGGAAATCAACGTCCTTGTAGACGTTGTGCATCACTTCGTGTCCGATGATGAACACGCGCTGGCGCAGGTCGTATTTGAAGAACGTGTCCGGGTTGATAAGAATATTTCTCCCGTCTGTCGCCGCGACGGGGATAGCCCGCGTCGGGATGCACGCATGGTTGCCTCGGTGGTTGACCAACAGCTTGTAGAACAGGTGCCTGAACCCTGGCGCGGTCCATGCCATCAATGACATGGTCTCCTGCCACTGGTTCTGCTGCTGCGCTGTCAGCCCAACGTCATTGATGTCTTCTTGCTTGATCTCCTCGACCAAGCTGATCGGGTCAGTAGTAGCTAATGCCATGCTTTTTGGCCTCCTTCTTTAAGAGAATTGAGTATTCGAGCCGCCAACTCCATACTTTGTGAGCTACTCGGTAACGGCACTGCGGCGTCCAAACCTGATAGCGGCGCTCTTCGGCGCGTCGGAGCGCCGCAACCATTCGCTCGCGTAGCTGCTCAGGGCTCATAGATGTCATGTTGTTTGGCTTCATGTTCCAAGATGTGTTCCCACCGTAAAAACCAGTTATCGGTTTGGATCAACGCTCGGCCGATTTCTGCGCGAGTAATCGCGCGGTTGTGTCGGTCTTTGGCGCGTCGGAGCGCCGCATCAAACATCTCGCGGAGAGCAGCTCTGTAGAGGGGACGCGCGAAGCTATCTGCCCACGAGAAATGCGGAGGTAGTTCTCCCACGCATCGAACCAACTCCGGAGCCGGACACGGCTGTCCCAAGACATCGAGCCGGACATATCGGCGCGGAGTAGTAGGCGACCATGTCTGTTGATTGCTCTGGTCAGGCATGCGTTGATCACCTTTCTGCGCTCATGTATTCTCGGACGCCTCGACTGACTTCCCGAATCTTGTTGTAGATTGACTTGGCTTCGAGTGTTGCCTTCCAGGCGCTTTCATCAATCTCGCCCTCCTTCCACTCCCGGCAGCGCTCGATGATGTAGCGCTCCGCAAAACTGCGGAAGCGCGGGTTGTCGGGTGGCGGGGCTTGCTCAACGTCGGCAGCGGGAGAAACGGGGCGGCCGGGAGCGCTTCCTAGCAACGCCATTACTGGCTGTCCCCGCCCATCACAGCTTGCATCAGCTCGCTGCTGACGCCTACCTCGCCGTCCTGGGCGGTGCTGCTCGTTTCGTCGAGGCCCTGCTGGATCACATCCTGCATCAGCGAAATCTCTTCCTTGCCGGCGAACCAGTCGTCGGAAAAGATCGCAATGTCGGGCTTCACACCGTCCGCCAACAGGTTCGCAGTAGCGAACACATGGCGTGCTGCTGCTGCGCACGCCTTGCGCATCACTTCGTTCTTGTCAGCGTCGGCATAGTTCACGCGCAGTTCAATGGTAAATTGCCTGATCAATTGTTTGTCCTCCTCATTTGAGTAACGCAGTTTCCAGTCGATGATGTGGTCCATGATCGAAGGTTCGGCGGTGACGTTCCATTCGGCGGCGTGCTCTTTGTGCTTCTTAGGATGGCGAGCGCGCAGTTCATCCGGCCAGAGGGAAATAAACCTGTACCGGTACCGCAGCACTGCGCGTAGTCTGTCTGGTGGGAGCGTCATCGTTGAACTTCGGTAGTTGGGCTATGAGGCGTTGCGATAATAGAAAACGGTCGCGTGTCATGAACTACGTCGCGCCCACAATATTTCTTCTTACGCCCGCTAGAAGTTCGGCAGGGCTGGTCCACCGCCGCACCGCAGGTCGGGCAAATATGAAACTTAATCTGCATAGGCGGGTCTCCTTTTTACCGTGGCGGTAACGCTGCCCGGCCAGCGTCAAAGCGTACAACCGGGCAGCGTCGTGGCGTCCCATTGAGGCAACGCCCAGGTCTTAGTGCGCGAGCGAGCTGATCACGCTCACCAGCGCCGCATTGCGTGAAATCCACGCCTGCATCGCAGGCACGTTGATCATCTGCGCGTAATCACGCCGTAGAAGCGACGACACGAAAGTGATCGCCATGTCCTTGGGCAGTCGCTCCATGTAGGTGACGACAGAGCCCAGGTCTTGCGGCTTGACGTAGCTCGACAGCTCGTAGGCCATCAGCATCTGCAGGTCCGCCTTGCTCGGAACCTCGGTGCCGGTCGGATCGGCAACGACCGAGTCATAGCTCGGCAGTTGCAGCCTGAACTGCAGATGCGAAACCAGCGACGTTGTGGCCGGCATGCCGATGGTGCCCGCCAGCACTTCCAACGCTTCCGGGTCCACATCCTGTTTGCCGGTCGCCGCAAACGTGAGTTGCAGATAGCGGTCGCAGGCATAGAGCTGGCGCGGGTTGCACCACGGCCCTTGCTGCTCAGGCTCGTTCTCGAACAGCGCAGTCGGGTTCGCCGCCGCCCATGCCTTGGTCACGCCCATCACCTGCCACTGCCGGCCGCGGTGCAGATACGGCTTGTCCATGTGCAGCAGCGCGGCCTCGATGTCCGGCTTGATCTCGATGCGGGACTGACGTGCGATGATGAAATCGAACGTCTTGGAGACGCCGTAGCGCGCGCCTTCGTTGGTGAGCATGATGCAACGGTGGTTCGGCGCGTACCACGGCGGTGTACCACCCGACAGCGCGATCTCGGCAGCACTGCGCTTCACGTCAAGCTCGGCCTGGCCGAACTCGTCGAACACGATCATGAACTCGTCGTAGCAGAAGGCTGGCTTACCTTCCGTGGAAATATACCACAGCGGGCAAGAAGCGTCATCCACAGTAACTTTCTTTGTGACAGGCTTGCCGTCGGCATCGACGTCCACAATGATGTCCCGCTCGCCCTTGAATTTATACCCGACAACATCAGGCGGCGTATGCGTGGCGAGAAAGGTGATGGAGTAGCCGCGCTTGATGCCGCTCGCTTTGCCCTCTTCGACCCACGACTTCGCATAGGATGCAGTCCCCTGGCTCTTGCCCATGCCGGAGCCGGACACGAGCAACACGGCTTGGCCACTCTCGTGAAGCCGCTTGGTTTGAACGAATGCTTGGTTGATGTTCATTTGGTCTCCTTCTTCTCAGTGAAGCTCAGAAGCGTTGGCGCTTCGTGCTGCGCAGGGGTTAGCTGCGCAGTGTCGAAACGTCAGTCTCAGCGAAGAGTAAAAGGGGCGGCACACCGCTGAGGAGGCCAGTGTGCCGCCCTGCGCCGCTCACGGGACGGGACGCGAGCGTCGCAAACTTGTTACCTTGGCGGTAATTGCTTGAAGGTGATCTCGCCGTTGTGATGGTGGATCGAGACGCGTTTCGCTCTCGGGTCCGTCGCAAGGTTCTTACTGCCAAGCCAACCGAACCATCTGTTGAGCCAACGAATACGTGCGCGCACGCGCTCAACACCCTCATAATCACGACGCGTGAGCATATTGCTATCGCACTTGGGGCATGGATATCCGATCAGATGCGCACCCCATGTTTGACCGCTCAGAACGTGACCGCAGCGGGGGTTGTCACACCGCAGATTGCCGAGACCACTCGGGTCGATATGAATAAGCTCGCGTTTCATGGTTGTGCCTGTGCTCCCTTCGCCTTGGCGATCTCCACCAAGCGGTCAGTGAGCGCCTGCATCGCATCCCGCACCTTCGGCGAGTTGTCCTGCACACCCTGCTTGTTGCCGTCGATTAGTTGCTTCACACTGTTGCGCAACTGCTCAACGCGCTCCTCTGCCGTCGCCGGGTCGCGTGTGGGCTTGAAGCAGAAGCTATACAGCTCGTCGCCTTCGATCAGCGTGTCGCGCTTGAGCTGCGCCCTGGCGTACCGCAGGAACGTGTTGGCGGCGTCGTCGAGCTTCTTCTTGTCGATCGTGGGGTCCTTGCGCAGCTTCTGGCGGTGCGCAATGAGCTGGTCCACCGTCTGCAACGGCTCGCCGGCACCCCCCTTCGGCCATGCGCCCAGCTTGATGCTGGTGCGCAAGGTGCTGATCAGCTTCCGCTGATTGGCCGACTTGTGGTCGAACACAGTCGCTGTACCTTGCGCCTTCACGTAGGCTTCGGCCAGCTTGGTCGCGTCGTCCACCTCGGTGCCGTGCTTGTTCGGCACAAGATCGACAGCGCCGTGATAGCCACCTTCGAGGCACGACAGCAGGAACTTGATTTGGGTATCCTTACCCTTCCCCGCCTGCTCGCCCAACGTGGTCGCATCGGCAAGCATCTGGCTCAGGCTTCGTTTGTTGGACTGTGGTGCGCTCTGGTTCATGGGCGCTACCACGGCAGTGGCTACGTCTTGGAGCATGAAAAACCTCCTCAGTTCGTTGCAATCTCGGACCGGGCGCGAAATTTCGCGGCGGCATTCGCGGCGCGTCGCGGCGCCCCATGGGGTTAGGGTTGTTCGTTCTCGGGAAGCAGACGAAACAGGTCAGGATCGAGTTTGATCGGCTCGTTGTGACCGTTCAGGTGGTCGAGGCAAGCGACGGCAGCACCGTAGAGATCTTCGAACAGCCCAAAGACCGTGCCGTCCGGGAGTGTCGCTACGTACAATGTTGTCATGACCCAGTTGGAACTATAGTTTCCGCTCACATAGCCGATATGACGTTCGGTCATCTTCGGCTCGAAGCTACAGCCGGCGAGCTGCGCCATTGCGATCGTTTGCTGCTGCACGGGAAGCAACAGGGCGATCTGGGCCTGGAGTTTGTCTTGCTCGCTCACTGCACTGCCGCTCCGTTCGCTTTCGCTTCGAGCCCGCTGAATTTCGCTTCGAGGTAAACCCTCGCGAGTGACGCCTTGGACAAGCGGTAAATCTGCACGCCGTCGATGTTCGTAGAGTAGACGCTATGCGAGTCGCCTTTCCAATATCGGGAAACGGTGCGGTGCTTCTCCACTTCCATGCCGGCGAGCAAGGCGACGGTGACGATGCGACGTGCGGCGGCGGCGCGGCGCACAGCGTATTTCTTGGGGCCGTAGCTCATGAATTTTTCTCCAACCAGTTCAGCGCCGCATTCACAGCTCTGCCTTTCTTGAAATAAGGGCCGATCCAGGTCTTAAGGTCATGGTGCGTCCAATGCCATGAGTCGACAGGGCCGCTCGTGCATCTGAACTCAATGCCAGCGAGCGCAGCCTGCGCATATCTGCGCTGGAACACCACACTCTGGGTCAACCGTTCAAGCGACGTCTTTGGCATCGTTCCAGTCGTCTTCGATGGGCGTGTTGAGATGGCTCGCGCCGTGCTTGCCGAACTTCGGCAAGCCTGCACGTTGCCACCTTGCGGCTTCGATATAGGCGTGCCGTTCCTGCGGCGGTTCGGCACCGATGCGGCGCGCGTACTCGGCGAAGCTCAGCACGCACCAATTACCGTCGCGGTAAGACTTGTCGACCACCGTGTCGCCCGCCACGGGCGAACTAACGCCGATGCAAATCACACCGTGCGCCATCAGCCTGTCACAGGCGGCACATACGGCACGGGAGTTGCGCCATGCAGCGGCGCTCTGCGGGCGCTCGCAATACCAGCACGTCGATAGTTTCGGCTTCATAACGCTAATCATTCTCTGGTTGGTCTCCTTCTTCTCGGTCGTGCGTTTGTTGGGGCGCGAACCTCACCAACAATTCGAGTTCAGCAATGAACCGTTCCACCTTGTCACCTTTGACGGCTACGATTGCGTTGGCGGCGGCGTTGGCGGCGGCGTGGGCGGCGGCGTAGGCGGCGGCGGCGTGGGCGGCGGCGTTGGCGGCGTAGTGGGCGGCGGAGTGGGCGGTGGCGTAGGCGGCGTGGGCGGCGTAGTGGGCGGCGGAGTGGGCGGTGGCGTAGGCGTGGGCGGCGTAGTGGGCGGCGGAGTGGGCGGCGGCGCTAAACTGCGCCTTCGTTGATGCCGGGTTGCGGTACAACGCGAGCACCGCGTCGACGTGCTCGTTCGTGCCCTCCAATAGTTCTAACGAGAGCACGCAAACCTCTCGCCATAAATCAGGGCGCTCTCTGATCCGCTGCCGTAGGCTTTCGCTCAGCTCAGCCAAGGTACACACCACCAGTGACGACGATCGTGAGCAGCACGCCACACGACATGCCGGCAGCGAACGCTGCAAACAGCATCCCCGGCCGGTCCGCCTGGGCCTCGCGCAGCTCGCGCTTGTGCTTGCGATAAAGCCAGCGAATGTCGCAGTAGCGGTTCGCCACAACCTCGTAACAAGTGGCGTTGTCCGTCGCGATCAGGAACAAATCCGTCCTCAGCCCTACTGCAAACATCAGCCCTCCCCTGTTTTCTTGAACAGATCGCGGCGAGCTATTTTCAGCTTGCCGTCGAGCAGTTCCTTGGTTTCCTGGTAGCTCTCCATCAGCTCGCCGCTGTCCGCCTTGGCGACAATGCGGTCGAGCCGGCCCAAACACGCCACCCGCAGCAACGTGAGTTCGCGCTGTGTGAGTTGCACCAACACGGTGTCGTCAGTCTCGGCGATGATGCGTGGCGTGGCGGCGCTGATGCGCTCGCCGATAACAGGATAGCCTTCCACCTTGGCACCTTCACCGCGGCGGAACGCATCCAAGGCAGCGGTCTCGTTGTCGGCATCGACAACACGTCGGCACGCAACTCTGTGCGGTGAAATTTCTTCGACGATGTATCTCGGCATGTGTTGCTCCTCAGCATTGGCGCAACGAAGCGCAGGTCGAAAACGAAGCGTTAAGAGTCGGTGCGATGAAAACGTACAGACTCACATGCTTGTGAAATTTGTTAACGGAACGAATGGGCTCATCAGTAACGGCACCACCGTCAGACCGGCTTGCGCCGGTTTCGCCCTAGTAGATCTTCGGCAGATTGCGAATGAAGTGGCTTTCCTCGAATGGTTCTTCGAACCGAAACGAGTTGCGGCCGTGCTTGGTTTCGTAGGCCGCTATGAACTTCGGCGCGTCGCAATCCTCTTCCAGGTAGAACGTGTTGCCGTTGCGATAGCTGTAGCGGCTGAAATCGGTCGGGTTGAGCCCGAGCCGCTTGAGGTCAGTCCAATCAACCTCAAGCCAGCCATGGCTTGGATCGCTGTGAAAGGTGAAAGTGGTTTGCTCTTCGCTCATGCTCAGCCCTCCGCTTTCTGTTCGGCAATACCGCGGGCCAGACGTTCCTGCTGCAAGTGGTCGAGCCAATACGTGGCGTGGGCGATCGCAAGGTCGAGCTCTTCCAACGTCATGCTGTCGGCAGCGCAATTACAGGCATCCCTGAACCGATAGCTGTCGAACGCGCTGTTGCTGCGGCAGAGGTAACCGTCGAACGCTTCCGTCGCTTCAACCCGCGCCGACGGTGTGGGTATCTCTCGGATGCACCCTGCAATGAACGCGAAGTGACGATGTTGCAGGTCAGGAATTTTGAAGCTGCGGTCTTTCGACCTTGCGGCTTTTTCGGAGAGTGCCATGTCAGTGCCCTCCCGATTTACCGCGACGGTAACGAGCGAGCCGCACTTGCGCTGGCTCCGCTTGCGCTGCGTTGGCCCCGCATAACCGCGGTCACATGCGTGACTGGCACCTTGTAGTGGTCGGCGTATTCACGCCGCGCAGCGAAACTGTCGGCAGCGTGGATGACCTTCGCCGGATAGCCCTGCGACTTGACGTAGAACGCCGTGAGCGCAGGTGACGTGAGACGTTGACCAAAGGCTGCGCCCGCCATGGCGGGCGCAGCCTTTGCAACTTCCACTCCGAAACTGGCCAAGGTGACGTTTCTGGTGCTGCCGCCCCAACGGTAATCGTGCAGCTCTCTGCGGCGGATCTGGCGTGTGGCAGAGGGGGCGATTTCGTACAACTTCTTCGTGTATGAGGTCATTTTCCTTGCTCTCCTCAGAGTGGGTTTCGCTGCCGCTCAGCCGCTCCTCGTCGAGGAGAAGCCGCGGCGCAAAATCGCCGCGTCGCGGCGCCCCATGTGCCGGCACAGGACTGAATAAGATGGAACTGGGGTGTATCTTAATGGTCAGGAATTGAGGAACAATGCCAGAACACCTTGGCATCTTAAAAAAGCCACTAAGATTAACAGATGTTCATTTTCAGCTCACAGAGACGTGATAATGTCGTGAAGTAATTTTTGGAAAATGGCGAAATGCCTAAATGCCCAAATGCCAGAGGGATAATCCTAGGGGACGAAATTCGGGGAGGTGAGAGTGTGGCGAAATTGTGAAAGTGCCACCTTGAAAAAGACACAAAAAAACTAAGTCATTGAAATAATGTCATATTTTGAAAAAATTCCAAATAAGCAGAAGTGGGGGTCTCCCTGACCATTTTTTCCTCAATGCCGACCCTAGGGCGAGGCCAAAAAATCAGTGCCATTTTGCCGTTTATCTCGCCCAAAAAGGTACAATGATACAATAGAAAAAGCTAACCCATTGAAGTTAGGTTATATTTTGCCCCACCTCCCCTGCCGGCTAAATGCCACAACAATTGCCAGCGCCCCGAAATTTTGTTTCAAAGTTCCACGATCACGAAACCGCGCGCCCGGCCACCTGAGAGTGTGACCAAATTAAGGCACTGGCATTTTGCCATTACGCCTTTTATGAATATAATCCTTGAAAAGGTTTAACCTTGTGAGGGCTCAGGAACAGGCTTCCTGGACTTATCCTGCGCGCTCCTTACGTGCGCGCTCGCGCGTGATGCGCGCGTTCTTCGCACACATTCCGCTCGCTTACGCTCGCGCGACGCGTGCGCGAGACGGCCCCGACGCGCCGAAAGCGAACCGGCCGGATGGTCCGGCGGTTGCAACTCTGAGGAGAGTTACCATGAACGTCAAAGGCGAAATGAAGGGCGATATTCTCACCTTGGTGATTGACACTTCGAAGGCGGCGCGCGAAGCGGCTAAGGAGTCCAAGTCCGGCAAGACGCGCCTTCTGGCATCAACGAGCGGCTTCTCAAACTTTGGCGATGTCAAGGTCTCGTTGAACGCCACAATCGACAAGTGATCCCCGCGGCCTCAAGGTGAAACCGTGTCACCTTGAGGCCCCGACGCGGCAGACGTGAGAGACTGCGACGGTCTCGCCCTTGTGCCCCTCCGGGGGTACTTGGACGGGGCCCCGTTGTCTCGCTTCGCGAGACCCCCTTCTGAAATTTGTAGGGGGTATTTTTCGAAAAGACCCCGAACAATAATCTCGTAAGGTACCAACCTATATCGTCATTGCATGTACACCGTATATGCGTTGCTCAGCAAAACAGGCGAACTGCTCTACGTCGGCCGCACCAAGAATTGGGGGCGCCGACTTGCAGAGCACGCCTATCAAAAGGCGTGGTTCACAGAAGTTGCAAAGGTCAACACGACTGAGATCGCAGACCGTGCAACGGCGGAGCGACTTGAATGGAAGCTGATCCGGGAACAGAACCCAAAATACAACGATCGACTTCGAGATCGTTGCCCGAAGTGCGGCGCTGAAAAAGACTACAAGGTCGGCCGAGCATATTGCGCGAAGTGTTTCAACGAGTACCAGCGCGAGAGGCGACGACGCGCAGGAGCGCGGCCGCGGTCGCTCGGCCCGATTTTGAAATGTCCGAAGTGTGGCGGCGCGAAGCCACCCGGCCCGAATTATTGCAAGCCATGCAAGAATGAATACGACCGCGAGTACCGAAGAACGCATTAAGAAAACCGCAACTATCTCGCCCTGAGATCGCGGCATGAACCTGCTGCTCGAAGCCCGCGAGATCGTGCGGACCCAGCCCCCCTCCACGGCTGTGATGCACCTGCATGCCGTCGCCGACGAGTTCGACACCGCATACCGGCGACTGCGGCTGCGGTGCGACCGCGAGAGCATCATCGAGTTTGTGGCGCAGAGCACGCGCCTCTGCCGCGCCATCGACGCCGTGCACGCTTCCACTTCCCCGCCGCCGAAGTCGGGTGCCGCGCGAGAGCCCCGGGAACAGGTCGCATGACCGCACCCCGGGGCTCTTAAGCGCCAAAACAAAAACGCCCAGGGTTGTTATTCCCTGGGCGTATCTGCCGGCCCCCTTACGGTGGACCTCGCAGGCTGTGCCTAAACCGGTATAAGAAGCACGTGCGCCGGCGTGGCTATAAAAACAAATGCCACTGGCATTTGTTTTTCTAGACGCTTCGAAAACGAAACCCCAACGATCCCGCAAGGTATCAACCTTTGGGGTTTCAAGATGAGCGTTCCTACTGCTTGGGTGATTTGCACGACGATCGTCTGCGCCACCATACTGGTCATGTTCTTTGCGAACCACTGACATGATCCCGCAGCCGCCACTCAAAGTCGTGCCGCTCGAAGACACGATGATCTCCCTCGCCGATGAAGGCGTGCCAGTTAGGGCCATCGCCAGGGCGACGCACACCCCGAGCGACGAGATCTATGAAGTGCTCCGCTACGCCATCGAGGATGGCCGGCTGGTCGAGCTGCCGCAGAGCGACTGGCCCCCCGGCACATTCCGCCGCTCGCGCAAACAGCCGGGGTCGTCAGCACTCAATCTCGACGACCACACGCTGGGGCTCGCGCTCGCTGCCGTCTTTAGGCTGACAAGGTTGCAGGTCGCGGTGTTCATCGCGCTGCTGCGCCGGCCGCAGATCACCAAGGCGCAGGTGCACGCGGCGATCGAGACCACCCGGATGCTGGCGCCGGACGAGACCGACCCGAAGATGATCGACGTGGTCATCTGCCATATCCGCAAAAAACTTCGACCCCACGGGGTCGAGCTCAAGACGATCTGGGGCCAGGGCTACACCCTCGCTGCCGCGGAGCGCGACAAGGTGCTCGGCATGCTGGGCCGCTACCTTCAAGGACATGAACAGCAGGAGGCGGCGTGAGCGCCGATCCTACCGAGTTTCTCGACGAGACGATCGAGACGGGGTTTGTTACCGCCACGGTAAATGACCTGGTGCAAGACGCAGAGCCTGCGAGCGGGGCAGATATTGCAGGCCGAACAGGGGGCGCACATCCCCCGACCGGGACCAATCTCAGCGAGCAAACGCCAAAAGAACTGACCGACGACGAAGTCCAGGCCGTCAAAGCTCTCGTGGGTCCTCCGGACATCACGACCGTCGCCATGGCGCAGCTCGCGCGGGAGATCGCGCACGACATCGGGCTGCTGCCGGCGATCCTGCAGAAATACAAACTGACCCAGGCCCAGTATGAGTACCTCTGCAAGCACAACAAGTTCTTCAAGGCGACGCTGCAGCAAGAAGTCAAAGTCTGGCAAGGCGCCGCCTCGACAGAAGCGCGGCTCCGGATGCAAGCGCTCGCCGCGCTTGAACAGCAGATGCCGGTCATCGGCAACCGCATGGGCAATGCAGCCGAAAAACTTGGCGACGTTGTTGAAGCATTTAAGGTCGTTGCAAAAATCGCAGGTGTCGACACTCCACCTTCTGGGCCTGCCCCCACAGGAGAGAGATACCAGATTGTTATCGACCTTGGAGCCGGTAGCGATCTTGTCATCGCAGCAAAAGGCAATGCGCCTGCGAGCCCTGGATCGGATCAGACGCCGGCGTTACGGGCTGACGGAAAAGGGTAAGGCAACTGGTGCACGATACCGCAAGTCGCCGAAGGGCCGGTTGGTGACGTGGAATTACAAACACTCACCGAAAGGGGCCGAGAAGGGGCAACAGTTAGAAGCCGCCAGGCGCCTGCGTGTGCCGGACCGGCGGCAGCAACAGCGCCGACGGGCGCGTGAGCGCAAAGAGATTTTGAGAACGTTACACGATATTGTTGCGGGGCCATACATATGAGCGCGAAGAAAACACTTGACGATAAGCTGGCTGACGCCAACGAAATCATTCGCCAGCGCAACGCCGAGCTGCTCGCGCTCCGCAAAGAAGTCGCCGCGCTCCGCAAGAGCGACGACACCGCCCGCGAGATCCGCGAGCAGATCTACAAGATCGCAGCCTACGATCCCGACCCGCCCGAGTGGATCGTTCGCTACCGTGCCGGCGCTGAGCGCGGCTGCCCGATCACGATGTGGAGCGACTGGCACTATGGCGAGCGGGTGTTCAAATCCCAGGTCGGGGGCGTCAATGAGTTCAACCGCAACATCGCCAAGACACGGGTTCGCCGTCTTACCGAGACGACGTGCGATCTTGCATTCAGCCATATGGGAAACGCGAAGCATAAGTACCCTGGTATTGTCGTCTGCCTCGGGGGGGATATGCTTGGCGGAGATATACATGAGGAGCTCGCGAAGACGAACGATCGGACTACGCAACAGGCGATTGAGGACCTCATTGACCTCATTGGCGCGGGGCTTGAAACGGTCGCGACCCAATTCGGCCGTGTCTTCGTTCCGTGTGTCGTTGGTAACCACGGCCGCTCGACCAAGAAGATGCAGATGAAGGACCGCGTCTTCACCTCGCATGAGTGGAACGTGTATTGCGCGCTGGCCCGGCACTTCAAGAAATCCCGCAACGTCCAGTTCTATATCCCCGAGAGCGCCGACGCACACTTCAAGGTGTATGGTACGCGATACATGCTCACCCACGGTGACAGCCTGGGGACGAAGGGCGGCGACGGGATCATCGGCGCCATCGGGCCCATTATGCGAGGCGCCATCAAGACGCACCGCTCCGAGAGCCAGGTCGAGCGTGAGTTCGACATCCTTCTGATGGGGCACTGGCACCAGGCGCTCTGGCTGCCGACCGCCATCGTCAACAATTCGCTCAAGGGCTTCGACGAGTACGCCATGCTGCAGTTGCGCGCGCCGTTTTCGCGGCCGTCGCAGATGTTGTGGTTCGATCACCCCAAGCACGGCATCACCGCGCGCTGGGAAGTGCTGCTTGAGGGGCGCGAGCAAACCCAAGCCGCCAAGCCGGAGTGGGTGAGCTGGCCGCAGCTCCAGGAAGCGGCCTGATGGCGGGGCTCAAATACAGGGCGCCCCCGACCGTCGCGCGGTTCATGCGCTCAGACGCGTTTGGCCGGCTGATCGCAGGACCCGTCGGCTCAGGGAAAACCACCGGCTGCGTGATCGAGCTGTTACGGCGTAGCGTGTCGCAACGCCCCGGCGCCGACGGCTTGCGCCACACCCGCCACGCCGTGGTGCGGCAGACGTTGAAGCAACTTAAGGACACCGTGCTGAAAGATTGCCAGAACTGGCTCAAGGGCATAGGTAACTGGAAAGTGAGCGACAACACGTTCTATGTCGACTTCGACGACGTGCGTAGCGAATGGGTGTTCATCCCGCTGGAGAACGCGGAGGACCAGGCGCGGCTGCTGTCGATGCAGCTCACAGGCGCGTGGATGTCGGAGTGCATTGAGATGAACCTCGACGTCATCGCGCCGCTGTCGGGCCGCCTTGGGCGGTATCCGTCCGGATCGGATGGCGTACCGTCGTGGCATGGCTGGGTCGCCGACACCAACTTCCCGACCGAAATGACGCCCTGGCACAATTTCATGGAGGAGCACATCGCCACTCCCGGCGACGTGCAGATCTTCAAGCAGCCCTCCGGTCTCGCGCCCGACGCTGAAAACCTCGACTGGCTGCTGCAGACCGAGGAGACCCTCAAGCTGCCGCAGGGGCATCCGAAGCGGCTGGCGCAGGGCCGCAAGTATTACGAGCGCTTCGTCGAGATGTATGGCGAGGAGAGCGACTGGGTGCGGCGATATGTGAAGGCCGAATATGGCGACGACCCGAGCGGCGCCGCGGTGTTCAAGAACACATTCAAGAGCAACTTCCACATCGTCCCCGAAACGCAGTTGATCCCCGGATACCCGCTCTTGATCGGTCAGGACTTCGGCCGTAACCCGTGGTCGTTGATCTGTCAGATGGACCACCTTGGGAGGCTGATCGTCCATGAAGAAGTCCCTGCGACGAACGTCGGCCTCGAAAAGCACGTTCAGCAGTCGCTCAAGCCTCGGCTATTCTCAGCCAAGTATCTTGGCTTCAAGGTCTGTGTTGTCGGGGACCCATCGGGTGTCGCCAAGGGCACGATCTCGGAGGAGAGCTGCTTTGATGCTCTACAGCGAATGGGACTCCCGTGCTTCCCTGCCCCGACAAATGATATTGAGCCGCGTCTACGAGCTGTGGAAGCGCTACTTAGCCGCCAAACCAACGGTGGCCCGACCCTAATGATCAGCGCCGCGGGCTGCCCGTGGCTATGCCGCGCCATGAGCGGCGGCTACCGCTTCACCAAATTGAAGACCGGCGCGCTTCGCACCGTGCCCGACAAGACCGACAAGGAAGGCTTCTCGCACGTCGCCGACGACCTGCAATACGTCGCGCTCGTGGTGCACGGCGGTCAGGTGCCGATTATCGCTCAGCGGCTGCGTCCGCGGGCTCGGAAGCGTCCGGCTGTTTCTGCTGCAGCTTGGACATAAGCATCAACGTCTCCAGACCGACCAGCTCGGCGCGCAGTTTCGCGATGCGCTTGAGGCGCTTGCGCTCGACGCGGCGGCGCCAGGTATCGCTCTCGAAGATCTGGATGATGTACCAGATCAATGCGACCAGCGACGCCGCGAACGGAAGAAGGCCGGTGACGACTGACAGCAGCGTCCCGAGGCTAAAAGTGTGCCCAAGAAGTTGCACTGCTGACTGGTCGCGCATTTCCATTTTTTGGCCCCCCGAATTGGCGCGACCATCGTCGGTTGATCATAAAGTTTTCCTTTAGGGGGGTCGTCGGACGTTCCGGCCAATTTCTTGGTTGGAACTTCTCAATGGCAGATCAGCTTGGCCAGGCCGGTGTCCTACAGGTAATCCCTCCCGCGGAACTGGAACGACAGATCCAGCAACGGGACAGCGACGCAGCCGCCGCACAAACTGCGACCCAACAGCCTCAGTATCCTGAGTTGGCTGGTTATGTCCGCACGCAGTTTGAAATTTTTCGCAATCACCGCAACACCAACGCCGGCTGGTCCAACCGCATGCTGTCGGCGTTGCGGACGTTCAATGGCCAGTACGACCCGACGAAGCTCGCCGAGATCAGTAAATGGGGCGGCAGCCAGGTGTTCGCACGGCTGATTGCCCAGAAGTGCCGCGCGGCCGCGTCGCTGCTTCGCGACATCTATCTCGGCGACGACATCCCGTGGGCGCTCGACCCGCCGGCCAATCCGGACATCCCGCCCGAAATCATGCAGGAAATCGACAAGCTGATCCAGGCCGAGAGCCAGCAGGTTCAGCAAACCGGGCTACCGCCGCCGACGCCGCAGGAGCTATGGCAGCGACGCGAGGCGTTGCTAGAGGGCGCCGAGACCGCGGCGAAGAAGAAAGCGGCGCAACAGGCGCGGTATGCTCAGGACAAGATCCAGGACATGCTGCGCGAGGGCAGCTTCTACCACGCGCTTGCCGAGTTCATCGTCGACCTGCCGATCTTCCCGTTCGCCTGCATCAAGGGCCCCGTAGTCAAGATCATGCCCAAGGTGGACTGGGCGAGCGGCAGCGCCACCGTGCAGCAGACGCCGGTGCTGACGTGGAACCGGGTCAGCCCATTTGACATCTGGTTCACCCCGGGCGTCGCCGACATCGCCAACGCCAACGTGATCGAGAAGCTGCGCGTGACGCGCGCCGAGCTCAACGATCTGCTCGACCTGCCCGGCTACAACTCCGATGAAATTCGCGCGGTGCTCGACGAGTACGGCCGCGGCGGTCTCTATGACAACTGGGACACCACCGACGCCGAGCGCAGCGTGTTGGAGAGCCGCGAAAACCCGGCGTGGAACAGATCAGCGATGATCACCATGATGGAGTTCAACGGCAATGTCCAAGGACGCGTACTTCAAGATTACGGCCTCGCTGTCCAAGACGAGCTTCGTGACTATCATGTTCAGGTCTGGGTTATCGGCTCGCACGTCATCAAGGCACACCTGTCGCCTTCACCACGTCAGCGACATCCGTATTTCATCACGAGTTTTGAGAAAGTGCCGGGTACGCCTGTCGGCAATGGTCTGACCGATCTGCTCGCCGACCTGCAGGAAGCCGCCAACGCCACGCTGCGCGCGCTGATCAACAACCTGTCGATCTCGTCGGGGCCGCAGGTCGTCATCAACGACGACATGCTGGCGCCGGAGGAGAACGGCGAGGAGATGTATCCGTGGAAGCGGTGGCACACCCGCACCGACCCCGTGAACAACAACGCCAAGCAACCGATCTCCTTCTTCATGCCGGCGAACAACGCTCAGGCCCTGATCCAGTGCCTGCAGGAGTTCACTTCGATCTCGGACGACGTGTCGGCGATCCCGAAATACGTCGGCGGCCAAGCTGGCGGCGGCGCCGGGCGTACGGCTTCGGGCCTGGCGATGTTGATGGGCAACGCCTCGAAGATCCTGCAGACGGTGTCCGCGAACATCGACCGCGACGTGATCGAGGAAAGCCTGCTGCAGTTATTCGACCTGCTGATGCTGACCGATCGCACCGGGATGCTCACCGGTCAGGAAAAAGTTTCCGTCACCGGCGTGAGCGTGGCGATCCAGCGCGAGACGCTGCGGCAGCGCCAGATCGAGTTCCTGACGGCAACGAACAACCCGACCGACATGAAGATCATGGGCATCGGCGGTCGCGCCGCGGTGCTGCGATCGGTGTCCTCGACGATCGGCATTCAGGGCGACCAGGTGGTGCCGTCCGACGCCGAGATCGAGAAGATGGAGAAACAGCAACAGCAACAGGCAGCGCAAGGTGGAGACATCGAACAAGCGATCGTGGCCGCGGTTAACAAAGGCGTTGAGGCTGGCGTTAAGCGTATCTCGACCGAGCTCACTTCTGGTGTGCTGGCCGCTCGGGCGCATATGCCGGAGGGCCCACCCGCGCATATCGGTACGCCGGGCGCGATCGCGCCAGAAGCTGCGCCAGGAGGCGGCCAGGGCGCTTCCAGCGACCCGGGCATGCACGCTGGCCAACACGGCGGCATGCAGGAGGCGGCCAGGCAATCGTCGGGCATGAAGCCGCCGGCGCCGTCACAGGCGATGGGGCCGCAGACGCATCTGACGCCGCACATGACGGGCGTTAAGGGTTCGGTCGCCGGGGGCGTCGGCTGATGACCGTCAACACCCAGAAACTTGTCCGCGTTCTCGACGGCCCGCTCGGCCCGACCGGCACGTACAAAGGCGTCCAGATTTTACCGGCGTTCACCGGGCCGACTGGCACGTTTCCCGTGTGGGGGCAGATCGACGCACTGCAGCAGGCGGCGGGCCCGACCGGGACGTGGGAAGACGTCTATGCGCTCACCGGGCTCACCGGGCTCGCGGCGCGCAACGCCAAGACCGTGATTATCCCTGGCTATACCGGGCCGTCGTCGAACTACAATCCGGTGACGGCGCTCGGCAGCAGCCTGATCGAATACTGGGACGCCAACCGCTCCGACACGATCACCGCGCTCTCTGATGCGACTTACACCGACGCGGTGTCGTCGTGGCTTGGCCTCGTGACTGGGGCCAACCTGGCGCAGTCGACCCCCAATCTTAAGCCGGTGTACGACCCGACGGGGCTCAATGGCGCACCGTGCATCACCTTTGACGGCGCCCAGCAGTATCTCAAATGCACCGATGCCGCGTTCATGTCACTGCTGCCGGCCGGCGCTACCCCTTGCGAAATCTGGGTGGTGTGTTCGCAGGATGTGGCCGCAGCCGACGCCACTACGCGCCATGTGGCGGGGTACGCTGCCACCAGCGTTGTCAACGGCCGCTCTGTCGCCCGTCTTCCTGTCGGCGGCGTCAACCGCGCCCGTTCCTACACCGGCACCGGCGCCGCGGCCACGAACGCTACCGACACCCATGTCGATTTATCCGGTGTGCATGTTTTGCGCAGCATCCACGGTGCGACCCAAACGTCGATAGACGTTGACAGCGCCGGCGCGGTGACCGCTGCCGTGGTGCCGAACACCAGCACACCGACGCTGTTCACGGTGGGCACGATCCCCGCACTTGCCGCTTCGAACTGGTGGCAGGGCAAGGTGTCAGCCGTGCTTGTGACCGCGCCGCTCACTACACAGCAGGCCACCGACCTGCATAACTATTTCGGGTGACGCCATGGCATTGATCTCCCCTAGCAGGGCAACGGGTGAGCTGTTCGGGCCGAAGGGCGTGTCGGTGTCGTTCGGCTGGGTGACCGACACGCATCATGACCCGCTCAAGGCGACGGACCCCAATCAGGGCGGCAAGTATTTTCAGGACGCGGCGAAGAAGATCCCCGACATTACGGCGATCTTCAATGCGCGCACCGATCTCGCATTCGTGTTTCAGAACGGCGACTTCATTGACGGCTCCGCGAACGCCAGCGCGGCGTTGACCGACCTGGCGGACATCGACAATTTGCTCGCGGTCAACGTGCCGAAATATCACAATATCGGCAACCACGAGGTGACTTGGCTCACCAAGGAGCAGGTGATGTCGGTCACCGGCCAACCGAGCAAGTGGTACTCGTTCACGCGCGGCGGCGTGACATTCATCGTGCTCGACGGAAATTATCTTTCCGACGACGACTCTAACGATCTTTCGATCTCGTCAAACCAGCAAGGTGTCAGCCCTTACGTCTCCTACATCCCGCCGACGCAACGCGCATGGCTGTCTGCGACGATCGCGGCTTCACCGTACCCTTGCGTGATCTTCTGCCATTACCCCGTCTATTACGCATTGGACGGGTTTTCGTGGGGGCTGAGCAACGCTGCTGCGGTCCGCACCATTCTTGAGTCGTTCGGAAATAAGGTCATCGGCTGCATCTGCGGCCACCGACACGACAACTTCGTCGCCCGCGTCAACGGCATCCTTTACTGCACACTGCATGCGACGGCCGTCTCCGCGTACCCACTGCTCACTTATTCCATCGTGACCGTTTATCCGATCAAACGCGCGATCAAGATCGTCGGCTTCGGCCGTCAAGCCAGCTACGTCGAGGCTTAAGAAAACCGCAACTATCTCGCCTCCAGTACGGAGGCACATTTTAGGGAGCCACGCTGATGGCGATTTTGTCCAGCCGTAACTACGACCGCAACATGATCGGCAACGTGTTGAAGCAGGTTGTCGATGCCGTGAACGCTGGCAACATCGGCGGCCCCACCGGCCCGACCGGCGCTGCTGGCCCGACCGGCCCGTCGCAAGGCGCGACTGGACCGACCGGCGCCGCCGGCGTCACGGGTCCGACAGGTTCAGCCATCGGTGCACAGGGTCCTGCTGGCCCTGTCGGCGCACAAGGCGCAACAGGTGCGACGGGTCCTACCGGTCCCGGAGCGACTGGTCCCGCGGGTGCGATCGGCGCGACTGGTCCGTCGCCGGGCTCGACCGGTCCGACCGGACCCACGGGCGCGGGCGTCACTGGTCCGACAGGCGCGGGGTTCACCGGGCCGGCTGGTCCGACTGGGCCGACTGGTACCGTCGCAATCGTTGTGGTGCCGCCGACATCTGATCCTCGTGTTAGCGGTCAGGTCTGGAATAACGCGGGCGTGCTCACCGTCTCCGCCGGTTAATAGGAGGAGCGAATGGCGAACTCACCGCTCGGTTATCCGTTCAACAGCAAACAACTGCTCGACCCGTCGCTGGCGTCGAAGGACACCTACGACGATGGCGCAATTCCGGTTGTGCTTAAGGCGGTTGTCGACCTGATCAACGACAAGGACATCATCGGCCCCACGGGGCCGACGGGCACTGCTACAGGCGCGACCGGCCCCGCCGGCACGACTGGACCGACAGGGCCACAGGGCCTCGGCCCGACCGGCCCCGCCGGCCCGCTCGCGACCACCGGCCCGACTGGAAGCACCGGGCGCGTAGGGCCGAAAGGACCGACTGGTAACACTGGCGCCGCCGGAGCCACAGGCCCGACCGGGCAGCAAGGTCCGACAGGTTCGTCTGTCGGCCCCCGCGGTCCTACTGGGCCGGCGAGCGCTACGGGTCCGACTGGGCCCACCGCGGCGGTGTTCGCCGATGGCCAGCATATCGGCACCGGTCCGACCGGCCCCGCTGGTCCTGCCGTCACAACTGTTTGGAAGCCGCCGGCGAGCGATCCGTTTATCGCCGGCGCTGTCTGGAACCCGGGCGGGGCGACTGGTGTCGGCGCGCTCAAGATCTCGTCCGGCGGCCTCAACGACGTTCCGTACCCGCCGGTTTAATCGCTGGGGCTTCGGCCCCAGCAAACTAACCAGGAAGCCATATGCCAGAAAGTCTTTGCTTGTGCGCGATTGTGCGCAACGAGAGCGCTCGCCTTGTGCGTATGCTCGACAGTGTCAAGGACGCTATTGCGTCCTTTGCCATCCTCGATACCGGATCGACCGACGACACAGTCGAGATCATTGAGAAGTGGGGTAATGACAACGGCGTCAAAGGCATTGTGGCCCGCGGCGCGTTCGTGAATTTCTCACAAGCCCGCAACCAAGCGCTCGATGCCGCCCGAAGCTGGTCCAAGCATCCGGACGCGCCGCCGTTCGATTACTTTCTGCTGTGCGACGCGGATATGGAATTGCGCGGCGACCCGGCCGCGTTCTTCGGGCTCACTGGTGAAGCCTACGAGATCCCGCAGCTCGCCGGCACGTATTCATACAACAACCTCCGTGTTCTCGCGGTGTCCTCGACCGCGCGCTATATCGGGGTCACGCATGAATACCTGAACGCGCCGTCGAGTGGCGTGCTCACCGGGGTCCACTTCATCGACCACGCGGACGGCGCCAATCGCGGCGAGAAGTTCGAACGTGACATCCGCCTGTTCGAGGAAGATCTCAAGACCGACCCGAACAACGGCCGCACCTGGTTCTATCTCGGCAACACCTACCGCGACGCCGGACAGTTCGCCGAAGCGGAGCGTTGCTATCGCAGGAAGCTAGAGCTGCCGACCTGGGACGAAGAGGACTGGACGGCCCAGGTTAATCTCGCCAACTGCCTGGAGCAGCAGGGTAAGGAAGACGAATACCTCAGCGCGACGCTCAAGGCGTATCAGATGCGCCCTACCCGTGCCGAGCCGCTGCATGCGCTTGCCAAACACTATCGAATGAAGGGGGACAACGCGGGCGCGATGCTGTTCGCTGAGAAAGGCATCACGATCCCGCGCCCGAACGACCGGCTGTTTATCGAGAACTGGGTCTACGACTGGGGTTTCCGCGAGGAGTATTCGATCGCTGGCTACTATGACCCCCGGACGCGCGAGCGCGCGTTCCACATCACGAATGGCCTAGCGCTCGATCCGCAGGTCCCAGAGCCGGTCCGGGGCAACGCACGGTCGAACATGGTGTTCTATCTGCGCCCGCTGAAAGCATTTTGCCCGAGTTACAGGGACCGCGTCGTTGACTTCACGCCCCCCACCGGGTTTGCGGCGATGAACCCCTGCGTGACGAACCGGCCGGCCGGCGGCCTTGAGCTGCTCCTCCGCACGGTGAACTACCGCATCGACGAGCATGGCCGCTACATGATCGGGCCCAAAGGATGCTGGGACGCGCCGATCGAGACTGAGAACTGGCTGCTGCAGCTCCGCCCCAACCTGTCGAGCCGCAACCCGATCAAGGTGCAGTGGGACCGGCCACCGGCGGCGTTTCCGATGGTGATCGGTCTGGAGGATATGCGGATCTTCTGGCACCAGGGCGAGCGGCAGTTCATTGCCTGCGCCCGCGAGACGACGCCCAGCGGTATACCGCAGCAGGTCCACGGGTTTCTCCGCCGCGACCCGGTCGCCAATACGGTCCTTGTCGAGTCATGGAGCGCAATCAGCGACGCGACCCAATGCGAGAAGAACTGGGCGCCTGTTCTTGGGCCGACGAAGGGCCTTCCGTTTATGTATCGCCTGGACAAGATCCAGCGCGGTTCGCTGCAGCAGAAGACCCCCTGCCGGTTCGCGGTCGACAACATCAGCGGCGGCAGTCCTTACATCCCGTTCAAGGGCGGCTATCTGACGGTCGTCCACGAAGCGATCGCGCACCCAGCGCATGGGCGCCGGGTCTACCAGCACCGGTTCGCCTGGCTCGATGCGGAGCTTATCAACCCGCGCTTGTCGCTGCCGTTCGTCTTCCACGACGTCCAGATCGAGTTCGCCGCCGGCCTCGCGCAGCAGAACGACGACCTGGTTGTTTCGTTCGGCGAGCGTGACTGCAGCGCCTGGCTCGCGACCGTCAGCGCCGGCGATGTTGCGGCGATGCTGGAGTTGGACCGATGAAGGTGCGCCTCGTTACCGGTTATATCCCGATCGTCGGCCACCCTCGCGGTCCGGGCGAGTATGGCAAGCTAGGCGAGTTGCTCGGCGCCGTACCCGTGCCCAAGAAGGCGTTCTACCAGCGCGTCGAGGACACCTGGATGTGGAAATACGTCCGCGGTCTCGACTACATCCCGCGCGTCTCCGAAGGCGACAACCCGGCGAAGAACACGCTCGCCTACCACTGCGTCAACCATCAGAAGACGACATGGTTGGTGCAGGCCGCCGACGAAGACGCTGACGCGGACGTGCTGTGTTGGGTCGACTACGGCGTGTTTCGCCTCCCCGGCGTTACCGCCACGGTAATTTCCGACTTCGTCAGCAGGCTCGACGACAATGCGATCTACGCCCCAGGCTGTTGGCCCCGGCCGCTCGCGGTCGAGAGCGCGTACCCCTGTTGGCGGTTCTGCGGCTCAGTGCTCGTGGTGCCGCGCAAAATGGTCGACCAGCTCGACTACGAGTGTCGGGTGGCCGCCAGGCAACACACAGCACGCACCAAGAACGTCGAGTGGGAAGTCAACACCTGGGCCCGCGTCGAGCAGAAAACCAAACTTCCATTCCACTGGTACGCGGCTGACCACAACGGCAGCCTGTTCAGCAATTTTAGAGCCTCAGTATGACCCCAGCACAGCGGGTCGCAAAATGGCGGAAGGATCACCCTGAGCGGGCGAAGGCCGCTCGCATGCGCAATTACTACGCCAACCATGAGCGAGAAAAGCTCAACCGTAGGCGTGCTGGATGCAAGCGTAAGTACGGCGTTACGCTAGAGCAGCGAGATGCCATGCTTGCGGCGCAAGGATATCAGTGTGCTGCGTGCGGCGACCCGCTCAAGGGCGTCGGCAAAAACTGCCACACTGATCACTGCCACAAAACGAAAGTCGTGCGCGGCATTCTCTGCGCCGGCTGCAATCAAGCGCTCGGCAATGTGAAGGAAAGCATTCCGAGGCTTGGCGCGCTTATTAGATATCTGGAGAAACACAATGTTGCTGGATGATCTTTTTATAAAATACGGCACTGATAAAGGCGGCCCGTGGGGGTGGGGGTACTCCCCCGTTTATGAAAAGCACCTCGATCGCGACCGCGTGAAGAGTGTGCTGGAAGTCGGGATCTGCGGCTTCCGCGACATCCCCAACAATGTCGTCGGCGCCAGCCTGTTCGCGTGGCGGGATTATCTCCCCGAGGCGGAAGTGTATGGCGTCGACAATGATGCGCGGTTCATCTTCAACGATCAGCCGCGCATTCATACCGCGCTGTGCGATGCCTACGATGAACGCAGCCTTGCCGACGCGCTCCATGCGTTCAGATGGCCACAGTTCGATTTCATCTGCGACGACGCGGTGCACGACCCCCTCCCCCAGATCCATCTCTGCCGGCTGCTGTGGCCGATGCTGCGCCCCGGCGGCGTCTATGCGATCGAGGAGTCGTGCCCATACAAGTGCCCCGGGGGCACGCTCAAGCCGATGGTCGATGTGCTGCTGTCGCTCTACTCGGAGATGCAAGTGACAGAGTATCAAACCCACAAGGCCGAACGCCTGCTGATCCTGGAGAAGCCGCTGTGATCGTGGTCACCGGCGCCGACGGGTTCATCGGCAAACATCTGTGCGCGCGGCTTGAGTGCCGCGGCGAGATCATCCATCGCATCGACTTGAAGCGTGGAACGGATATTCGCGACTGCGATCTTCCGGATGCGAAACAGGTCTATCACCTCGCGGCGCAAACCGACGCCTATTGCAAGGATGCGCGAAGCGACGCGAGCACTAACATCATAGGGTCGTTGCGGGTCTTCGAGCGGTACACCGATCGCGTGGTGTTCGCGTCCAGCGCCATGGTGAACTACCCGGTCAACCCTTACGCCATCTCCAAGCGCGTGTGCGAGGACTACGCCCGCTATTTCGGCTGCGCCGTTGTCCGCCTGCCGAACGTCTATGGCGATGGCGGCCACAGCTTTATGGAGAAGTGCGCAGCGCAGGACGAGATCACGATCTTCGGCTCCGGCGATCAGATCCGTTCCTGGTGCCACGTCAACGAGGCGGTGGAGGCGTTCCTGCAGGCGAAGCCGGGGGCGTGCGTTGTTGTTCCTGGCGTTACGCAATCAGTCAACCAGATCGCGTCGTGCTTCGACAAACCGAAGCGCTATCTGCCGGCGCGTGACGGCGACCTTATGGTTGCAGTCCAGCAATAAACGAAGTCGCAACTGCCCTGCACGCACGAGTGGGTGGTTCAATTTGATCCCCCTATTTCACGGAGGGCCGTTATGGCCAACTTCACCAAGAAGACCGAGAAGAACGCCAAGTTCGCCGAAGGCGGCAACACCCCGATGTTCGGCCATGGCGATCGAACCACGACCGCGCCGAGCGACGCCGCGGGCTCGCAGAAGCCGGGCGTGACGGAGCATGACTCGGCCGGCAATGGCGGCAAGTTCGCCAAAGGCGGTTCCGGCAAGATGTTCGGCTACGCTGCGAGCGAGCCAGCGAAGGCCGGTATCACGAGCGCGCGATAATGGTGTTCCGCATCAAAGGAACATCGCAGGGTCCGGGGGCGCCAAAGGCGTCTCCGAAACCCGACCAGACGTCTGCGCTCGGGCCAGGCGCATCCGCGATGCCCAACGTCGGCGGTGCACCAAAGCCGATGCGAAGCCGCCGTGATTACGGCAAGGGCTCAAAGCCTTCCGCCGGCTCGCGACAGCCCAGTCCGTTCGGACCGACATTCAGGGGGATGTGATGTTCAAGAAGCATATGACGCCGATCGGCGTCCACAAGAAGGGCACGTTGCACTCCTCGCCGAACAAGGGCTCGTCGCAACGCTTCCTCCCCTCCGCTGGCGGCGGCGTCCCCAACATCCAGTCTTACGCCAAGGCGACCCCGATGGCGGACTCGGATCAGCCGGCTCCTCCGCCGAGCGGTCTCCCGGGGCTTCCTGAATGACGCCACATGCCGTCGACCATCTTAGGCATTTCGCCTTCGTGCTCCGGAACGCGGACCCGGAAAGCTATCAGGCGTTCTTGTCCGCGTTCGAGGTCTACGCGACTGAAATTACCGTGGCGGTAACTGACGCCCCCGCGGAAGCGATCCTCAATCTCCAAGGTCGAGCGAAACAGACGCTCGTCCTGTTCGACGTGCTTCGCAATCCGAAGCCGCTCGCTGCTTCCCAGCAACCATAACCACCCCTGGAAAGACCAAACCAATGGCAGAACTACAGCATCTCGCAGACGGCTCGGTCGACCCGAGCGTCGTCCTCCCCAAGCATATCCGAGAACAGGGCGACAACGCCGACGCGCTCCACAAGCAGGTCTACGCCGAGCCGGCGCCCGAACCTGCGCCAGAACCCGCGCCCGCGCCCGCGCCCGAACCGGCGCCGCACCACGCGGCTCCCGCCGAAGACGAGAACTCCGACTCGTACAAACAGAAATTCCTGTCGATGCAGGGGCGTTGGAAAGCGTCGCAGCAGCAGAACGGCGAGCTGTCCGAGATCAACGCGCAGCTTGCACGCGAGCTGCAGGAGACGCAGGCGCTGCTCGCACGAAATGCGTCGCAGCCGCGGACTGACTCGCGGAATAATCCTCAACCTCACACAAAGTTGATCACGCCGGAAGACGAAGACACCTACGGCCACGAGCTGATCGACCTGACGCAACGCGCCGCGCGAGAGGCTATTCAGCCTGAATTGGACGCGCTGCGTAACGAGAACAGCGAACTGAAAAAGCGAGTCGTTACAACGGCTCAGCGCGAAATTCAGACCGCGCTCGCGGAGAAAATTCCGAACTGGGTTGCCGTCAATCGGAGCCCCGAGTTTGCGCACTGGCTGTCTATACGAAACATCTACACTGGCCAGGTTAGGCGTCAGATGTTGAACGAAGCCTACCAAGCCGCGAACGCCGCTGTGGTGGTGCAGATGTTCAAAGACTTCCTCACGGAAGCGAAGGCCACGGGTAGCACGATCCCGACTTCGCAGCGTCAGCAGGATTTGTCGGCACCGTCACCGGCCCCGGCAGCTCCACGACAGCCTGCGATGGATCTGGGGTCGCTCGCATCTCCTGGCAGGGCAAGGCCGGCACCGGGTCAATCCGATGTGCCCGCGGAAAAGCCGATCTACACACGCGCGCAAATCTCGAAGAACTACGCGGATCGCCGACGCGGGCTCTGGGCTGGTCGTGACAACGACTGGGCACGGCTCGAAGCGGACATGATCGCCGCAGGCAACGAGGGGCGCGTCCGGTCTTAACCGGGGGCTCTTCCGCACAGCATAAAACCCGCGAAGCCCCCGACACATGGGGGCTTCAATGTCCATTCCTTCTTCTGGTTTTCCCGGCGCAACGTCCGCGTCCTCGCCCGCGATCTACCCCACCGGTAGCTCGGGTAACAACCTCCAGGCCACCGGTTTCATCCCGGAGATCTGGTCGGGCAAACTCGTCGAGAAGTTCTATGCCTCGACCGTGCTCGCTGCCATCAGCAACACGGACTACGAGGGCGAGATCAAGAACACGGGCGACCGCGTCAAGATCCGCACCAAGCCGACGATCTCGATCCACGACTACAAGTCGGACGGCCTGCTCGGGCTCGATCGCCCGACTGGTGGCACGGTCGAGCTCTACATCGGCAACGGCAAGTATTTCTCGCTTGTCCTTGACGATGTGATGGAGGTTCAGAGCGACCTGAACGTCCTGTCGATGTGGTCCGACGACGCTGCGCAGCAGCTCAAGATCGCGGTCGACAGCGATGTGCTCGACGGTATCGTCGGCCAGATGGCCGCCGTAAACCAGGGCGCGACGGCCGGCGCCATCACCGGCAACATCAACCTGGGCACGAAGGCGTCACCGCTCTCGGTGGTGTCCAAGAACCCCGGTGCCGGCGACATCGAGCTACTCGATGTTCTGATGCGTATGGGCCAGGTGCTCGACGAGCAGAATATCCCGGAGGTCGGCCGCTGGGTGGTCATGCCGGCGTGGGCCGGGCGCATGATCAAGCAGTCCGAACTGCGGCAGGCTTACTTGTCGGGTGACTCCGTCTCGATGCTGCGCAACGGCCGGCTCGGCATGGTGGATCGGTTTACGATCTACATCTCGAACCTGCTGCCGAACAACTCGACCGACAGCACCAACTTCGCTGCCGGCGAGTGGCCGATCTTCGCGGGCCACGCCCACGGCTTGACTTTCGCGTCACAAATCAGTAAAGTGGAGACCTTAAGGTCGGAACTGACATTCGGTCAGATCCTTCGCGGTCTCCAAGTGTATGGCTACCAAGTTGTTGATGGGAAAGCACTCGTGCAGTGCGTCGTGACGCCGAACAGCTAGGTCTGAATATACAAAGTCGTAAGCCCCCGGCATCCACGGTGCCGGGGGTTTTTCTTTGGGAGCAACGCCGATGTTCGCAGTCGCTATTACCTCCCTCGGCACCGGGTTCGTCCTGGGGATCGTAGTTGTTTTGTTCGCCACCTACCTCGCGCTTGGACTGGACCGCTAATGGCCTTCATCACCCCCGCACCGAACACCACGCTCGACACCGTGAGCGACTACATCACGGACGCGCGCGTGTTGCTGCAGGACCAGATTGCGCCGTATCGCTACGACGACACGAGTTTGCTCACGGCGTTGAACGTCGCCCTCCTGGAAGGGCGCCGGCTGCGTGCGGACCTATTCGTGTTCAACGACCGCTGCGGCGGCGCGGTGGCGGCCTACCACGTCAACGATGGCACCGTTGTGCCGATTGAGCAGCAGTTTCGTCTAGCGTTCCTCCACGGCATGGTGGCGCACGCGATCGAGCGCGACCAGGAAGATGTGCAGGACGAACGCGCGGTCGCGTTCCTCAACATCATGTCCAACATCCTCACCGGCAAGAACATGATCACGCCGCCGCGGCAGGGGGCCTAAAGATGCTCAACCCCAATGACGTGAACACGGTGTTCAACCAGTGCCGGGTCGAGCTCACCGGCGTATCGGAAGCGCTGTTGAAGTCGGCGCTGTTCGAGACGCTGGACGAGTTCTTTCGCGACACATCGTGCTGGAAGGAAGAACTGACAATTAACGTAACACCGCCGGCGTCGCAGCCCACCACGCCGCAAGGTTGGGAGCAGGCGCTGTCCTATCCGATCGCGGCCACCGAAGGCCAGATCATCGCCCTCGACGGCGTCTGCAACGCAAACGGAAGCCCGGTTCGTGCGCTACTTCCCATGAGCGGCACCGCGCCGACGCAAATGGGGAACAGCGACGCTGTCGTGCTGCTGCAGGACACGCCTAACCAGGCGCAACAGTACACCGTCTATGTCACGAAGACGGTCTCGCTGCCGCTGACGCGCGACAACCTCCCCATCGCGCCGGCTTGGGTGCTGCAGAAATGGCATCTCGCGATCAAGGCCGGCATCCTCGGCATGCTGCAGAACCAGAAGAACAAGAGCTTTAGCGATTTGGTTGGGGCGAAATACAACCTCGCCAAATTCCGCCAGTTTGTCGCGAATGCCCGCTCGGCGGCGCTGCGGGCGAACACCAGGGGCGCCAGCGCATGGCGCTTCCCACAATCGTTCCGTTCGGTCTCGCAGAAGGGCGGCGTGCCGACTTACGGCAATGGCAATGACTGGGGCGGTTAAATGAACACATCGGCAATCGTCGACATCGCGGTATCCGACAACGCAACGGTGCAGGACGCTTTCAAGTTCGGCACGGACGGCGATACGACGTGGTCGTTCACCGGCATGACGTTCAAGATGGAGGTTAAGGCGTCGCGGGATGACACCGCTCCGCTGGTTACCTGGACATCTGGCGCCGGCCAAATCGTTGTCGACGACGCTGTCAACCGTGTCCTCCATCTCAACGTGCCGGACACCGACGTGCAGGCTTCTCTGCCGCCCGCCGAGTACGTCTACGATTTCATCATGCTCGACGGCTCGACCCCCGCCATTCGCACGCAGCTTATGCAGGGCAAGTTTGTCGTCTGCCGCGGCGTCACAGAGGATTAAAGATGGCCGTCTCCGTACAGACCCCCGCCCCTATTTCCGCGCAGCCGGTCGTTGTTGTGAACGGGCCGACAGGCCCTACGGGCCCGACCGCCGGCCCCACAGGGCCGACTGGTGCGGCGCCGACTGGCCCGACCGGGTACACTGGCTTCACTGGTGCGACCGGCGCGACCGGCGTCACCGGCTTCGGTGCCACAGGGCCAACGGGCTGGACTGGCTTCACCGGCCCGCCCGGCAATTCGGTGACAGGTCCAACAGGTAACCCCTCGACTGAAACCGGCCCCACAGGGCCGACTGGTGCGGCGCCGACTGGCCCGACCGGGTACACTGGCTTCACTGGTGCGACCGGCGCGACCGGCGTCACCGGCTTCGGCGCGACAGGTCCGACCGGATGGACTGGCTTCACCGGCCCGCCCGGCAATTCGGTGACAGGTCCAACAGGTAACCCCTCGACTGAAACCGGCCCTACCGGTCCGTCGGGCGCGAACGGCACTCCTGGTGTGACAGGACCGACAGGATCAACCGGCCCGAGCGGCGGCCCGACCGGGCCAACAGGTCCGACCGGCTTCACAGGCTACACCGGCCCAAGCGGCGGCCC